TCAGGTACTTCTTTATCTCCGAAATAAGACGCGGCTCGTCATCCTTGTGCTGGTCGATGAGCGCGGTGATTTGGATTATCTCCTCCTCGCTCAACAAGTCATTGAGCGTGGCTATCTTCATGGCTGGTTGTCCTTGGTGGTTTTGATGTGTCCTTCCACTAAAATGGTATTTAGCTTTGGCTTGAGCCACCAGGCCCACAGCCGAGCCATCCACCTCCAGTTGGTGCGGTGGTGGACCACCGTTTCGGTTCCAGGCACAAAGAAGGCGGGGAATATTTGCCGGCCCTGCCTTTCCCGGCTTATGACGGTGTATTTGTAGATTTTATTTTTCATTTAATTGCCCTGGCTTTCTCCCACACGACGTTGATGGGGTTAAGTGAGATGGGTTCGCTGAAGATGGGCACGTCGTCCTTGGGCTTGAATTTCCACTGCACCCGAACCTTGGTTATTTTTCCGTTACGGTCGATGCTAATTCCAACCACCCTGCCATTGAGTGGTTGCACCGATTCCACTGGCCTGAATTGTTTGGTCATTTTTTGTATTGGTTAATGGTTTTTTTGAGGTCCGGAAATTCCGAACCTGCTATCGCAGACAATCGCGTATTTCTTCGAGCAAGTCCTTTACGATGCTGGCACTACGCGCCGGAGCCATCATCCATAATCCACTGAAAACAAACCACATAAAGATTCGCTCCCGCCGGGACAAGTGCCGCCCCCGGATTCTACCAGCCCAATACGAAATGCTGATGGCTTTCTTAAATGTGATTTGGTGTGCTTTTTGAATAATCCATCCTTCCTTGCAAAAGTCCTTCCGGCATACCGGACAACTCTTGATGTGGATGAACCGCGTGTCGCCAAAGGGCAGCGGGGTACGCCAGCCGCACTGGCTGCACATGATATACTTTTCCCATTCGATGTAAGGCATGTCCTGTCCTTTCCATGGGGATAAACGCTGGTTGCAGGAATGTCTCCCACAACCAGCTTTGTTGTCAGGGCTTGAAAGTCCCTTTATTCTTGATGATGTTTTCGAAGATGGCAATGGCCCGATTCTCGCAGGTCATGCGTCTGAACCGCGCAGTGTTATATATGAATAAATCACTAAACTCGTCCTTTCCCTCGGGCGCTAATTCGCAGAGGGGTTCGCTTCGGCATTCGAAGGTGGCTTCAATCAAACCCATTTGCTCCTTGCTGAAGAACTTGCCCAGTTGTTTGGTCAAATCGCCTAATTCCACGTCGTTACAGAATTCACCGATGTTAAACAACCTCAATGACGAGGCCATCGCCGCCCCCAGGGCGCAGCAATCGCATTTGGCGGGTTCTATCTTAATCTCCTGACCCAGCAATGCTGCCTGGCAGGCCCCTTCCACGCCCACATCAGTGTCGATGCCGTCAACAGAAAGCCAGATACCGCATTTGATGCGGTACTGCTTGGCTCGTATCTGGGCAATCACGTCCTTGGCGATGGCCACACGTTTTGCTGCCGCGCTCATGCGGCCAAATGCAATTTTTGCTTTTGCTTTCATAATATTTTGATGTTGTAAGTTAATGTCCCCGCCATGAGCCTTGCCACCCATGGCGGGGAGTTTAGTTAGAACAGGCGATTACGAGCCGGCTTCAGTGATGATGTCCTCAGGCTTGACCACCAGAAGCTCGTTGAGCTGCTTCTGCCACGAGGCAATCGACTGCTCCTGGCTTTTGATGCTCTGCCGTGCCTGATAGATTGAGTCAATCAGGGGTTGAGCAGCCGCCTTGTTCTTCTCTTCCAGGCGGGCCTGGATGAGTTTCTCCATTGATTTATCCATACATTTACCTTTCCGTTTTTGTGTCCAGTTCCCAGTTGTAGGGTTTATCAGAACACAAAAAACCAGGGCCGCTTGGGGCAGACCTGGTGTTTTGTGTTCAAAGTTTTGTATAGTCATCACTTCCTTTGTGGGTTGGTCATGTTATCCTCCTCAAATCGTTCTGGCCAGAATACGCGGCAGATGCGCTTATACCTTTCGTCGCGCAACTTGCGCCGGCGTAAGAAGCTCCGTTCCTGTTGCAACTGCGTCATATTCTATTGTTAGGTGGCTATAAGGGTTTGAATACTGCTTTGTTAATTTTGTTTTTGAGCATTCCAAGCTGCTGCTTGTTTCGTTGCTCAATCCGTTCGATAGCCTTGCGAGCATCGGCTATTGCCTCCTTTTGGTTTGGCAGTAATGTCGGAGTGAGTTCTATCCCTTGCAGGACGCCGGAAACCATTCCGATGTCATACGCATTATCAGTCAATTCTTTGAGGTTCATATATTCGCCACCTAACAAGCTCACTGGAGACAACGTGCCTTGCGCTCCCAGTTTAGACGCTTTGAGCATTGCCAAGTGTTCTTTATATTCTTCATCGTTGAGTATCATTTGCCGGCACGTGTCTCAGTTCGGTCGTTCGGCATCGCTTCGATATACTTGTCTGCTCCATCCATCCAGCCTTTCATCCATTCACGCGCTTTGATGCTGCGGCGGTGGTATGGATTATGTTCGCTGTAGATGTCAGGCGTTATCCCCGCTGCGTAGCCTTCCTGATATTCGGACGACGATGCCGAACAAACCGGATGCAGCGAACAGGAGTTGGCCGTTTCAGTTTGATTTTCATTATTTGGTTTTTGTTTGTTGTTCTAGTTCGCGTTGGGCGAGTGCGCCATAGGCACAATAAACCCAAGATAGACGCAATTCATGTTCGGTATAGTAATTGAGTTGATTTGGAGCTGACCCAATCGCTTTTACACAAAACTTATCCCATAGTTCATCAAGCTCCTGCTCGGTGAAATGGGTGTCGTAGGGGGTGGGTAATCTAGTCATCGTTGTGGTGGGTTTGCTTGTTTTAAGACATGAACGATTTCTTCAAGGGCTTTATCTCCAAAACTAGAATCTATTGACTGGCGGCAATTATCACAACACCATCGGGCTGGTAGCTCTCCCGGTTTATTTATTCGCCAAAACGTTTTGCCTGACAAAACACCGATTCCACAGCGTTCGCATTTCATAAATCGTAGGGGGTGGGGAGTTGGGTTATAGGTTGATTACCATTGTGGTTCTACCCGGTAGAACGCCGCCGGCCAGACGTAATTGGTGTCGGTGAACTGGTAGGTGGCCGATAGGTCGATGTTATAATTGGTGGCGATTGGGTTCCAGAGCGTACCGTTGGTGCTCTTGTAGATGACCGCGTTAAAGATGGGATTGGTTGTGTCCACTTCAGTCCCGCTGGGCAGGGAAAAGTCCAGGATTAGGACGTTGGTGGTCAGGTTAATCAACTCACAATAGCGGTTGGTGGAGTTGAATAAAACACGCACGGCGCCCGGCGGGCATATCTGGTAATTAAAACTGAATGATGGGCCGGCCAGTTGCGGGTTGGACACGCCTTGAGCTTCGTTTGTCACACTGCCATAGCCGGGGTCGGACTCAAAGTATCCGCCGTAGTTGGTGGCATAGCCCGTCTGGGTGCTGTTGGTGTTGCTGTTGTGGTCGATGTTTTTGATGAGTCGGGCCAGCTTAAAGATGATGATGGAGCCGATGATGAGCACCATGATGGCGATGATAAGCTCGACCGCGAACCCTCGCTCCCTTTGGTGGTTGAGGAATTTGGCCAGCGCGTAGCTGTTTCGTTTGGTTAGTTTCATACGATGAGCAGGATGAGGAACATTAACGCCAGGATGGCGAATGTGAGTTTGAGGTAGTGTTTGGAGAACCACGGAAAACGTCGTTCTCCCCATTGGTCGAAGTTGCGGAACAGTTCAATTAATTTTTGCATAGTGTTATTATGGTTACTCTTAGTTTACAGGTTGGTCAAGGTCGCGGGTTTCGTCCTCGTAGCTATCTTCGGCGCGGTCTAACTCGTGGCTGAAACAAACTTTGTGACGGTCGCACCAGTGCATCAGGTCGCAAAGCAGGTCGGCCACTGCGTCTGGTGCATCAGTGAGGGTTACTTCCATGAATTTGATTAGCGCCGCTTCCGCCCACCTTGCCCGCTCGTTGTTCTGGCCCTCGGGGTCTGGCGGGCAGTTGGCATCTATGGGAATATCGCAGTGAGCCGACTTGAAATCAGCCATGTTGGCATAAGCTGAGGATGGTATGATTGACATAGGATTTAGGTTTGGTGTTGGGCGGCAATCGCCTGTTGTTTCAACAATTCGATTTGCGCGTCAACGTAGATTTCGGGGCAGTTGAATTTGTTGTCGCCGTAGTGGCCGGTATCAAAGCCAACCCACCAGTAACCGTCGGGTTCCTGCATTGGCAGGTGGTTTCTGCCATAAGTCAGTCCTCCATGAACACTGGCATCTATATCGTCGTAGTGCTTGTTAAACCAAGGATGGCCCTCTGGAACGCCAACGTAGCCATTGCCCCAACCGGCGGGTATTTTTGGCAGGTGCCAAGGGATTTTGTGGGTTTTTATTTCGTTTTCCATAGGTTAGGTTTGAGTGGGTGTGGTTGCCTCCGATTGGAGTTGTTTGGCTGCTTGCAGAGATTTGTCAGCTTGCTCCTTCATGCTGCCTATATGACTGGCCCGCTGTTGCGCCATGGTTACGCTAAGCTCCATGGCTGCTGCTAGGTCTTCCTTTTCCCTTAGCCTGCCAGCAAGCGCAAGGGTGACCAGCCGATATTCTTCTGAGGAAAAATCCACAGTGTAATATGGCCTAAAATTGGTGTGCATAGGATGGTGTCAGGTTCGGAATTTCCGAAGGTGGTTAAGGTTTGGCGTCAGGCAGCTTGGAAAGCTCCTGCTTGATGAATTCGGCTGTTTTGCGGGTTAGTTCAATGGCGAAGTTGTCCGCCGTCTTCTTGGCTTCCTCTACCGTCGTGCAATTTCTTTGCACTGATTTTTGGCCGTTGATTACGGTTCTGGTGTTGTCAAATGGGTCCAGCACGGCGATTACTTCTGCGTCTTTTCGCAGATAGTGTACCACCGATGAGATTTCAATTAAAAGTCTCATGGAATTAGATGGTTAAGGAGGAGGGGCTTTAGTTACTTTAGCCCGTCCCGGTTGATTCGCTGCATTCAGGCTTCAATGGCATTGGCTTCGGCCCGTTTGGCTTCAGCTTCTTCCATGATGGCGATTTGCTCATCCTCGGTCATTGCGGCCAAGGCTTTGGCGAGCTGGTCGCGGGAGATTTGCCGCTTGTCGGGCACTGAAACCAGAGCCAGAGCGAAGCGTTTTACTCCCGATTTGTTTTTGGTCACCCGAACGTTGGCCCCTGTCCATTCAGGAGAGGCGGCCATTTTCAGGACTTCGGCCACGCCGATTTCCTTGATGCGGTTGGACAAACGAAGCATCTCCTCGGATACTTCCGTGGATTTCTGCGGTTTGTTCAGACGCTTGGCTGTGTCTTTCTTGCCCTCAAGGGTAAGCGTCATGCCCACAACGGTCTGTTCGTTGTTTTTGCGTTCGGTGTGCTTGAACCCAACGATGCCAGCAAGGTCGGGTTGTGTCAGTGTGAACAAGGTCAGACCCTGTTCGGTGTTTGTGTTTGTGCTCATACTGTCGTTTCTCCATGTTCGCAACTTCATGTTGCGGGAGCATTGGTTGGCTCCGTCCTGCCGCCAAAGCGGACAGAACGGAAGCAATCAATCCGACAGAATCTGACTGAGCCAAACGACTTGACGCTTGGCTGCCCATCGAATCTCAGGGCCATGCGTGCTGGCCAGTAAAGGCATCTTCAGAGCCTTTTTAGCCTTGTTGGCAACCTTGCGATGGACGCTCTTTCGCGCATCCCGCAGGTCGAAACTAAACTGCATTGCATCGTGCTTCATTGCATATTCACCACCCTTCCAACAATAAGGTGGGTGATACTGGGATTTAAGGGTTGTGCCGCCCGAATTATTGGATTAAGCTGGTATTTGTGAGCTTTTCACCAAAATATAAACACCTCAACGACATGCAAGCGTCGTGTTACGAAGAAGCGATGAATGGGTGCACAGCAACAGAAAGAGCCAAGTTGGTCTTGGCATGGGTAGCAGCAGAGCGCATGAAACGCGAGATGCGTGGCATCCCGCCGCTCAAAGCCATCGCCGCACCGTGGCCAATGAAGAAGGCGCGCGTGCGACAAATCACCGACGCGGTAGAAGTCGAAGCGAAGGAATCTCTTTGTGGCCAGACCGTGACCGCACCAGAGCCGGTGACGCCCCCATCGGCGCCCATTGATTCTTTGGTACATCCACCCTCACACTCCACGACCCAACCCATCAAGGAACGTGAAATCGGGGGTAGTAAGGGGGTTTCTGACAATACGTGTCAAGCACAATCTTGCCGACCAGGCGAAGAGAAGTACCCATGGAAGGCCAATGAGCGGAAGTGGAAGGCTGATTACCTGGCCAGGAAGAAGGCCAAGGATGGCAGGTCCGGAAATTCCGAAGGTCCAGAGCGGGCACCTAATGGGGAGTGATTGTTTTTGTCCGATGATGACTCGTTGAGCGTTACCTTGAGCATGCTTCTGCTTCTGCTTCTGCTTCTGCTTGTGTCCACAAGTGTAACGAAAAGGAACGCTTGACATTTTATTCAACAGTGTCCACACTGTGTTCAATATGGCTGGATTTACTAAGCTTTTCTCAGAGATTGTCACATCTTCGATATGGTGCGAGGATGATAAAACCAGGTTGGTATGGGTTACCCTGCTTGCTTTGGCTGGGCCTGATGGAGTGGCCAAGGCAGCGTTACCAGGGTTGGCACACGCCGCCAGGGTTACCTTGGAGGAGTGCCAGATGGCTATGGACAAGCTACAATCACCAGACCCATTCTCCCGGAGCAAGGAGTATGAGGGAAGAAGGGTTAAGGAGGTGGACGGTGGTTACCAGCTGCTCAACTACCTCAAGTACCGGGAGACCATGGATTCGGAGGAGCGTAGGATGTACAAGGCTTACAAGCAGAGGCAGTACCGAAACCGTAAGAAGGAAATTGTTCTGGAAGCCCAAAAGGATGGGGCCAAACAAGCGCTGGTTGAGGGGTTTGCCTCCCTTAAGAATTACAGGCCGCCAGATAACGATTGACCAGTCCGGTGGTCCAGTGGCGGGAGCCCTTTTCCAGGAGGCACAGGAAGGATATGGATAGGCCCATGTTTTGGGCCACCGCCTTTAACGTCAGGCCCGACTGCTTGCGGTGGCTGCGCATCTGTTTTCCAATCAAGGCCTCGTCGGGCCGCTTCCCGGTGCCGTTGCAATAATTGCATTTCACAAAAAAATCCTATCCCCAATTTAACAAGCTTGCAAATATTTTCGGGGTGATTTAAGGTGCCAGCCAGCATGAGAATAAAATTATTTGCCTGCTTCTATAACGAGGAATTCCTGGTGCCCTTTTTCCTCTCCCACTACCAATGGGTTGACCACATCGAGGCGCTGGTGTCCCCCTGTACCGATAATACCCTGGCCCTGCTGGCCGCCGACCCCAGGGTGGTGATAAATCCCATAGGATTTCCCGGAGGCAAGTTTGATGATGTGGTGAAAATCGACGCCATCAACCGGGCCATCAATGAGTCGCCCTTCGATGCCGATTGGCACCTGGTGGTGGACGCCGATGAGCTGGTCTGGCCCCCCGGACTGCCCGGGGCCTGCCGCTACAATGTGACCCAATCCCTATGTGATTATAGGGATAGTAATATGATTTATGCCCAGATGTGGACGGTCTTCCGCCACCACAGCGACTCTGACCTGGACCCCTCCCAACCCCCATCCATGCAACGCCGCCACGGTATCAATGACCCGGATGCCATAGAATTTAAGAATGGAAGAAAGCCGGTATTTACCAGGCCCGGATTTGGCGCCCGCTACACCATCGGCCAGCATGACCTGGAATTTAACCCGGCCATATCCCAGGGCCTGGAGGATTGGCATGGCTCCCATTGGACCAATGCCGACCCGGCCTTCTGCGTCAAGCGCCGAGTCGCCGACCGCAGCCCCAGAATGTCCGATAACAACCACGCCGCCCGCCTGGGCTACCATAACTTCGATTTGACGCAAGCCAAGGTTCTGGAAGAATGCACCGCCCACATGAATGACCCGTTATGCTTTTAAGCGAATCATCAGAAACCCACCGTGTCCACGGCCCAATATGGCTCAAATACCTGGGCCACTTGGCCGGAAAAGAGGGGATTGGTGGCCTTGAAATCGGCACCTTCAAGGGTGAGTCGGCCCAGTGGATGTGCGAGCATATCGTCACCGGACCAGATTCCTGGTACGCCTGCATTGACCCATTCACCGGCAGCACCGAGCACCAACAGCTTGGAATCGACTGCTCCCAATTGTTCGAACAAACCTTAGAAAGGTTGTCTGGTTTCAAAAACGTCCGAATAGAAAAAGGCCGCTCCCAGGACAGGCTGCCCGTTTACATCGTCAACGACATCAAAATAGATTTCATCTACATAGACGGCTCCCACGAGGCTCCTGATGTGCTAAATGATTCCTGCCTGGCTTTCGGGCTGCTTAAAATCGGTGGCATCCTCATCTGGGACGATTACCTCTGGGAGGAAGTGCCAGGAGCAAATCGCCAGCCCAAAAAGGCCATCGACACCTTCCTGGATATGTGGTCGGACAAAATCACCGTGCTCCACAAGGAATCCCAAGTCATAATCCGCAAAGAAAAAGATTAACCATGGCAAAGCTCAAAAACCGGCAATTGCAAATCCCAGGAGGATTCAAGTTCATCCTGCCCCCGCTGCACTGGAGCGCGGGTCCATTTACCTCCTTCGACACCATCGTCAACCAGGTGGACCGTCTCATCGCCGCCAACCCGGACATCGCCGCCCAGAACGGCTGGCCCACCAAGCGGGTGGACATCGAAAACTGGATTGACGCCTACAACGCCCAGTTCTGCGCCATCAACGGCTGGACCAATTACATTCACGACGGGACCGATGCCATGCCCATCCCAAAAGCCCAGACCCCGCATCGGGCCAACCTCCTTCAAAACTTAAAAAGTGCTGCGGACAAAAGTAAGGAGTTGATGCGGGGTGCCCGGACACTGCTGGAGTGGCTCCAATCCGGAGACCCGCCTGTGGACCGGGATTTGGCCATCGCCCGCGCCACCATCTGCGTCTCCTGCCCCCACAACCGCAACAACGCCCTGACCGAGTGGTTCACCGTGCCGGCCAGTGAGATGATAAAAAAGCAGATTGCCGAGGCCGCATCCCGCGACCTGACCACCCCGCTGGATGAAAAGTTGCACGTCTGCGATGTATGCTACTGCCCGCTGCCCCTTAAAGTCCAGACGCCTGTGCGCTGGCTAAAGGAGCACATTTCACCTGAAACCCTCGCCAAACTCTCCGCCGTTCCAGGCTGCTGGGTTGCCAACGAGGCCAAATGAAGGTTGTCATTGCGTACTGTTATCCATTGGCTGAGAGCGCTACTTACCGGGCCTTTGCCCATCGCTTCGCCAGCTCCTTTGCCTCCCATCCTCCCGGAGCCCAGCACGAGCTTCACGTCATCACCGGAGGCGGCGAGCCCTCCCGGGACGACCTATCCCAGCTCTCTGGATTGGTGTATCACCTTCACAAACATGACAACAACGGATGGGACATCGGAGCCTTCCAGTGGGCCGCCGACAACATCCAGTGCGACCTGCTGGTGTGCCTGGGCGCCCATATTCACTTTCACCATGACGGATGGCTCGCCCGCGTGGTTGACTCATTCCTCCAGTTTGGTGTGGGCATGTACGGTCCCTGGGGGGCAGAGTTCCCCACCTGGCATGTAAGAACCACCGCCTTCTGGCTGCCCCCGGCGCTGCTGCAATCCTATCCAGTGATGGTTTCCTCAGCCCGCGCCAGCCGCTACCGCTTTGAGCATGGCCGCGATTCGATGACCCAGCACACCCTGGATTTGGGATTTCCCTGTGTCATGGTGACGATGGACGGCTGCTTTGTTCATCCCGACTGGCCGGCTCACGTTCCCTCACCGGAGCGCAGCATCATTCTGGACAAGCACCACACATGAAACCAATCGCCATCTGGTATCACACCCGCCTGGAAGGGGGCGGCATCAACCCCGATTTTGCCACCTCACTGATGAGCGCCCAAATGGCGTACTTGAAAGAAACCGGCTTGGAAGCGGCGGCCTCCCAAATCAACATCTGCACCAACGGCGGGGTGGGCAACGCCCTTTTGGCCGCCGCACTGGCCCCGGAAAAAGCCCAAATTTACGACAACGGCCCGGACTCCGAAAGCCACCTGCCCACCGTCTGCCGCCTGCATGAATGGATTAAAACCCACCCCGATTGGCACGTCTGCTACTACCACGCCAAGGGCGTCACCCATCCGGAGGATGAGTTCAACCAGCATTGGCGGATGTGCATGGAGAGCGTGGTCATCGGGAACTGGCGGTCCTGTGTGGCTGACCTGGAAAATGGGTATGATTCTGCCGGCGCCCACTGGTTAACCCCGGAGCAATTCGGCTCCATCGTGACCCATCCTTTCTGGGGAGGCATGTTCTTCTGGGCCACCTCCAACTTCCTGGCCACCCTGCCGCCCATCCCCTGCAAACCAACCTGCCGTGATGATTGGTTTCTCTCCGAGCGCTGGATTGGGACCGGAAAGAACCGTCCCAAAGTACGGGATTACAAACCGCACTGGCCTGGACTTGCTGTTTGTTATCAACGGTAGTACCGTCACCTTCAAATGAAGTTCGACGACGCCGCCTCCGTAGAGCAAATCTGCTACGACATTCGACTGGCTGATTTCCCCCGGGGCAAGAACCGCGAGCGAATCAACAACCTCTTCAACGGCGTGCCTCCCTTCGATGAGGCTGATGCGGAAAAGAACCACATCAACATCAACGTCAATTTCCTGGAGGGCACGGTGATGTCGCACGAGGCACGCGCCCAGTTCTACGGCGCCTTCCTTTCCCCCGGTTTATATTTCAACGCCACGACCGACATGGGGCCGATTCACAAGCGCGACCAGATAAGTTCGGTGGTCACCCAGCAGGTCAACAAGGTGATGAAGCGCTCGATGCAGTATTTTGAAACCTTCCGCAGCAAGTTTGCCATGAACGTGCTCCATGGCATCGGCCCGGCAGCCTGGCGCAACAAGGACCAGTGGTGTCCCCGGGCTGTGGGCATCGAGGATGTGGGCATCCCGGCCAACACGCTGCTGACCATGGAAAACCTGCCCTTCTTCTATGTTTATAGGAGCTTCACGCTGCCGGAGTTAATCAAGCTGACCAGCGGCCCCTCGGTGGATAAATCCTGGAACATGCCGCTGGTCAAGCAGTGCATCGAGTGGATTGACAAGGAAACGCAGGCGCTGATGGGCCAGAACTGGCCGGAAATCTGGAGCCCCGAAAAGGTCTCCGAACGGGTAAAGGGCGACGGCGGGTTCTACGCCACCGACCAGGTGCCCACCATCGACTGCTTTGATTTCTATTTCTGGAATGACGACGACAAGGTTCAGGGCTGGAACCGGCGCATCATCCTGGATTCCTGGTCAACGCCCCAGGCCAGCGGGGGAACCTATTCCATGGCCCGCCGGAGCGAGGTGGATTTCTCAAGAAACCAATTCCTTTTCAACTCCAAGACCCGGAAGTACGCCAGCAAGTTATCGGAGCTGATTTCCTTCCAATTTGCCGACCTTTCCTCCGTGGCTCCCTTCCGCTACCACTCGGTGCGCTCGCTGGGATTCCTGGTCTATGCCTCCTGCCATCTTCAAAACCGGATGCGCTGCAAGTTCAACGAGGCGGTGTTCGAAGCGCTGATGAATTATTACCGGGTAAAGTCCATTGACGACGTGGACCGGGCGCTAAAGGTCGATTTGATTAACCGTGGCTTTGTCGATGAGACCATTCAGTTCGTTCCGCAGGCCGAGCGCTGGCAGATTAACGAATCCCTGATTGGCATGGGATTGGCCGAAAACGCCAAAATCATCCAGAACAACGGCGCGGGCCACACACAGCAGCCCTGGGAATTGCCGGAGCAAGGCAAGGGTTCGCGCAAGACCTCCTTCCAGGTAATGGCCGAAATCAATTCCTCGACCGCCATGGTGACCGCCGCGCTCAACCAGGCCTACCAATACCAGGAGGCCGAGTACCGCGAGGTCTTCCGCCGGTTCATGAAGAAGAATTCCGCCGACCCGGATGTCACCGCCTTCCGGCTGGCTTGTCTTAAACGGGGAGTGCCGCAGTACGCCTTTGATGCGGACGCCTGGGAAATCCAGCCATCTCGTGTGATGGGCGGAGGCAATCAGACCATGCAGATGGCCATTGCCCAGCAGCTCCTGCAAATGCGAAATCTATTTGACCCCGAGCCGCAGCGCGACATTCTGCGCGAGGCCACCTTCGCCATCACCGGAGACGCCGACCGCGCCCAGGCGTGGGTTCCGGAGGAGCCATTGAAAATCAGCGACTCGGTGCACGATGCCCAGCTCTCGATGGGAGTGCTCATGCAGGGCCTGCCCCTGGCCATCAAGACCGGCCAGAACCACCAGGAATACGTTCAGGTCATGCTGGCCGAACTGGGAATGCTCATCCAGAAAGCCGAGCAGGGCGGGGGCATGGCCTCACCCAAGGACATCCAGGGATTCCAGATGGTGGCCCAGAACATCACCCAGCACCTTCAGATTCTCTCCCAGAACAAGGAGAACAAACAACTGGTGGCCGATGCCCAGAAGAATCTGGCCAAACTGATGAACATGGTCCGGGCCTTTGCCCAACGATTGCAGGAGCAGGCCCAGAAGGCCGGTGCTGCCGGCAATGGACAAATGCCTCCGGAGACCATGGCCAAAATCAAGGCCTCACAAATCACCGCGCAGGCCAAGGCCCAGAACACCCGCGAGTCCCACGCCCAGCGCACCGCGCAGCGCCAGGTGGCCTTTGAGATGGAGGAGAAGCGCAAGCAGGACGAGTTTGCGGCGGAGCAACAGCGCCTCAACGTCGAGGCAGTCCACGAGCACAACCGAAACCTCCTAAAATCACTGGGAGAAGAACAAAGTGAATCAGAATGAAAATAAACATCGAAACCATCCCTCACAAACAACAGCGCTACCCAACCGTGGGCGACTGGTATGACGAAGATGGCGCCCTGCAAATCAAGGTATCGGAAATGGGAAATCCGGATTACGAATTTCTGGTGGCCCTGCACGAGCTGGTTGAGGTGTGGCTTTGCAAAAAGCGAGGCATCTCCCAAAAAGCGGTGGATGACTTCGACATGGAATTTGAGAAGAAGCGCGAGAAGTCACTGGTGTCCGTTACCAGTGAGCCCGGAGAGGAGCCAGACGCACCTTATCAAAACGAGCACCTGGTGGCGTGTGGAGTTGAGCTAACTGTGGCCGCCGCGCTAGGGGTAAAACTTGCCGAGTACGATACAGCCGTGAACTCCTTATGAAAAAGAAAAAGAAAAAGGGCCGTTACTGAATGAAACATTTCTCCGAAGTAACGGCCTGCGTCGTGGACTTCGGAATATTCATCCACGTTGCCCGCCGTCTGGCCAAGGACTTTGCGAAGGTTTACTATTGCACGCCCTGGGAGTCAGCCTTTCCCAAGATAGCCCATGCCGTGGTTGGGGACGGTTATCCCGACATTCAGTGGGTGGAATCATTGTGGGACGTGCATGACAAAGTTGACCTGTTCGTGTTTCCGGACATTGGCCTCTCATCGCTACAGGAGCATCTTGAGCGCGATGGTCACGCTGTCTGGGGAAGCCGTCAGGCTGATGGGCTGGAGGCCCGGCGCGGATTGTTCCTCAAGGAATTGAAAAACACCGGCCTGGAAGTTCCGCAGTTCCAGGAGGTGATGGGGCTGTCCAACTTGAGGGTCCTGCTCAAGGACAAAACCGACAAGTACATCAAGGTCTCCACCTACCGGGGGGACTTTGAGACGTTTCATTTTCGCAGCATGGACCAGGACCAGGGAACGCTCGACCACTGGGCCACGGTTCTGGGTCCGATTCAGGAACATCTTAAATTCTTCGTGTTCGAACCCATAGAATCACAAATCGAGGATGGGTGTGATACGTGGTGCATTGATGGTGTATGGCCTGAGCGAGTGATGCACGCCATGGAGTGCAAGGACAAATCCCTGCTGGCAACCTTCTGCAAGTTCAGCGAGCTTCCCGACCCGGTGAGGATGGTCAACGAGAAGATGGGGCCGGTATTGAAAAAGTACGGATACCGGGGGTTCTTCTCCTCTGAGGTAAGAATCACCGAGGATGGAAAGGGATTCTTTATCGACCCCACCTGCCGTGCCGCTTCGCCAGTTTCCCAACTGCAAAGTGAAATGATTGGAAATCTGGGCGAGGTGGTGTGGTCGGGAGCCAACGGGCTTTGCCTGTCGCCTGAGCCAACGGCGCAATTTGGCGTGCAGTCCATATTCAAAGTATGCCGCGACCAGTGGGAGGTTTTGGAAATACCCGGAGAAATCCAGGAGCACGTCAAAGTATCCTTCTCCTGCCTGGTGGATGGCAAAATCTGCGTGCCGCCCGACCCTGATGGCGTCGAGGAAATCGGCTGGCTCACCGCCACCGGAAACTCCATCCAGGAAGCCATTGACAACTTGAAGGAGTACCAGGAACAGATGCCCGATGGGGTATGTGTGCAGACTGATTCCCTGGCTGATTTGCTCAAAGAAGCTAAAGTTTCCCAGGAAGCGGGCTTCCCCCTTACCACCAAGGAAATTCCAGAGCCATCAGTGGTTCTGGAATGACTTGCCGGTCCCTTGATTGCGGGCAATGTGGGCGACAGAGTTTAACGCCCGTCTGGACCCGTTTTACTCAAAAGGAACAAAGAGCATCAAGGATGTGGAGGTGCCGGCAATCACACTCATCAATGCCCAGACCCTGAAACACAAGCCACGCCACACAATAAAATCTCCAACCCCAAAAGTCAACCTTCGGAATTTCCGGACCTGACCATTGTTTGGGCTTGACCGGATTAACCGACCTGTTAAATTTCTGGATGTGCGACCCCTTGGCGACAGAATCCTGATTGAGCCTCTTCTGACAAAGGAAGCAACCGACGGTGGAATCGTCACCCCAGAGGCCTACCGACAGAGGGATGTTGTCTGGAGGGGAATTGTAATATCCAAGGGCTCAAAGGTTCCATCGGACATTGAGGTCGGCCATGAGGTATTTGTAAACCGATATTCGGTGGTCGTCGTTGACAAAGACGGTGAGAAATGGGTGGCCCGTACCAATGATATTCTGGCGATTATCAACGGAGAAAACCGATGGCTACCCGACCCCGACCTTTTTCTTCAATATTTCGGGTGCACTGGAAACGTAAAATAATATGCCTGCCGCCTCACCATCCTCCGGAAGCTGTAACTATCCACAAACCAAGGTGGACCAGACCCCGCAGTACGACAAACGCCGACGGCGACGAAAGATGGTCCGCCGTCCCAAGGTGATGTCCAAGGTAAAATATTTGTGAACCAGGTCCCTGAACTACCAGAGTATCCGACTCCGCAGGAGAAAAAGGTGATACCTGCGCCGACGGGAATTCCAAACATACCACACCCAAAGCAGGCAGCCCCGTTGCAGAAAATGATAAGCAAGATGTTCAAAGGCCCCAAGATGGTCAAACAACGCTCCATTGTCGGCCACAAAAGCCGTGGGCCAAAGAAGAAAAACCAGGTAAACTTTTATTGATATGTCTGAAAAAATAATGAATCCATCCCCCAAGCAGGTGTTCATGTCCTCGGTGGACAACGTATCCAAACACCGCAAGCTGCTCGAAGACCCGACTTTTGAGCGGGCCGTTCTATTCGCCAAGGCTCAATATGTCCGAAGACTGCATGAAATTGCGCCAGGTGACCTTTCGATTCCCAACTTCGCCAGCGCCGCCGCTATGAGCTTTGAGCGAATTCAGGGCATGGAGGATTTCATCGCCATACTCTTTTCCCTTTCCGAGAGCACACCGCTCCCTGAGCGGCTCAAGGTCTCCGATAACCTAGAGAAGGTTAAAAACTAATTATGCCAGCACCCGCAGCAGCACCACCTCCCACGGCTCCAATCACCGAGCCGTCCCCTCCGCCAGCCCCTCAGACCACATTACGGGTCTCCGAGATGCCCAGCACCGCCACGCCCAACGCGGCTCCCGAAAAGGGAAGCGCCAAGGACAGGCTTTTCAAAAAGCTGAGCGAAAAGGCCAAGCCAATGGCGGTTGACGAACCGGCGCCAGCTCCTGCACCTTCCAAGAGTGCAACTGAAGCTCCGGAGGCGGAACCTTCCACCTCACCTCCTTCGCCTCCGGAGTCAACTGAAGCCACTGCCGCCCCCGACAAGAAGAAGGTCAATCCATGGAAACTCATTGACGAGTACAAGGCCAAAGCCAAGGAGCTGGAGTCCAGAATCCTGGAGTCGGAAAAACGAGCAATTCCCGAAGCTCAGTGGAAGGACATGCAGACCAAGCTGGAGGAGCGGCAAAAGAAGCTTGATGAGCTGGAGGGTGAGATTCGCTACGTCAACTACTCCAAAAGCGATGAATTCAAGCAGAAATACGAGGAGCCTTACAAAAAGGCATGGTCGAGGGCCATGTCGGAGCTGGACGGGATAATGGTTCAGGAGGGCGAGGGAGAACGGGCCATTTCAGCCGATGATATTCTGGAAGTGGCCAACATGCCGCTGGCCAAGGCAAAAATGCTGGCCCAGGAAAAGTTCGGGGATTTTGCCCCGGAAGTTCTGGCCAACGCCAGGGAGATTCGAAAGCTCTACGACGAACAGGCGACCGCCCTGGATGGCCAGCGAAAGGCCTCTGAGGAACGGGAGAAAACCAGGGCCGCCGAATCCACCCAGTTGCGTAGTTCCATTGTCAAAGACTGGAACGAATTCAACGAAAGGGTCCAAAGTCATGACAAATACGGTCCCTACTTCAGGCCGGTGGAGGGAGATACCGACGGCAATCAAAGGCTGGCCAAGGGGTTTGAGCTGGCCGACCGGGCCTTCTCAGAGAACCCTGCCGCTGCTGGCCTGACGACCGAACAAAGAAAGTCCATCATCGAGCGCCATGCGGTGGTTCGTAATCGGTGCGCCGCATTTGGCAGGCTGGTGGCTCGGGAACAACAGAAAGATTCTCGTATTGCTGAATTGGAAAAGGAGCTGGCGCAGTACAAGGGCAGCGAACCCGATGCTGCCGGAAGACAGCCTCCGGTTGAGCCGGCCAAGCCAGGCAGCGCCATGAGCCGGCTGTCTGCTGACTTGAGAAAAATAGCTAAATGAATTTCACGGAGTATTATCAGAAAAATGCCAAGCATTCGGACCGTGGCACCACCCATAGCTACATTTGCTGGTTCTACAACGGTGAGTTTACCCACCGCAAGGAAGAGCATCTCTGGATAGTTGAAATCGGGGTGGAGACCGGGGACTCGCTGGAGCTATTTGCCGGCTGGTTTCCAAATGGGAAAATCTGGGGTGTAGATGTTAACGACCGTGGTTACTGGTTCCAACATCCCAACATCAATTTCATCCATGCCGACGGGTTCTCCAATGATGCGGCGGACAGGTTTGCCGACGGCTCACTGGATTATGTAATTGACGACGGGCCACACACCCTGGAATCCCAGCTCAAGGCGGTTTCCCTTTGGATGCCACGGCTTAAACCGGGCGGAAGGCTGGTTATTGAGGACGTACAGGACCTTGAATTGGCCAGGGCTGAATTTGATAAACTTGGGCTCCCCTACTCCATTTTTGACCTTCGCCGGAACAAGGGCAGGTATGATGATGTAATTTTCTGTTTGACAAAAGAGCCCAGTTAGAGTAGCTCTTCCTTCAGTTGTCCGTAGAATGGTATGGCTGGTCGGGCAGCGGCCAAGGTTTTGGGACCTAAACCCAAGTCAGCTCACCGCGTAGCTTCCAAACGCTCACAGTAAAACCGTCCAAGCACAGTGCCGACGTGTAACCAAACTTGAATTTGAATTTATGAGCTGCGCAACAGCAATTATCCAGGCTTGCGATTTTCCGCAATTCCTGGTGGACCAGACTCCGAAGTTCGACGAACTCATCATGGAGGATATTCGTCCCACGGATGGCTGGCTCCTGAACGTGTCAACCGGCACGACCCCGATGGGCACCCCGGTTGAAATCACCCAAGACCGTTTCCGTTCTGTCTGGCCCAATACCACCAAGACCTGGACCAAGGTTCAGGCCAATGGTCCTGGCTGCGTGGGAAGCCCCTGCGACCAGCCCGAGCACCAGATTGGCTGGGGCGCTGACCGGCTGACCTACTTTGCTGAACAGCAAACGTGGGGAACTCCGCTCATCTGCTATGACCAGGACATGCACATCACCCATGCCGAGCAGCATATCAGCCAGATTATCTCGGAGATTCTGCGCCCGGCGACCACGGCCATTTCCAGCAATTTCCTGCGCAAACGCGCTTTGCTGTGGTCCAAGAACAAATGGGTGGCCAACTCCACTTTCGGCCAGGGCTCCGGTAACCAGTTCACTTTCCAGTGGACCAATCCCATCACCGGTCTTCTGGGCGGACCCAACGCCGACGAGGAAAGCTTCTTCTACTGCTCGGCGTCTCCCACCTCGATTTTCCTGCTGGTTCCGCAGATGTTGCAGAACCGCTTCTCGCCGCTGATGCGCATTGGCTATGCGGGAAAGAACCCCTTCAAGGAGACCAGCCCGTTCATTGAGCTGGTCACCGACATGGACACCTGCTGGAGCCTGGACAAGCTCGGCGGTCAGTCCGGTGGCGGCGGCAGCGTGGCCGGCCCGCTTTCGGGCGACTATCCCTCGGTGATTGGCAACTGGCGCTTCACTGAGTGGGGCGCAGCCAACGGCTACTGGCGCTATGGATTTTCTGGCCAGATGGGCAACTACATGGTTCGCGCCGACGAATTGGGGCTTCGCTTCAATTTCGTGGCCGACCTGGGCGCCGCAGCGGCCCCCAATCGCTACCAGTACCAAATCGTCCTTCCGTTCCGCAACAGCATCACGACGGGCGCGGGTGGCGCGGCGGGCCTGGGCAGCGACCCCAACCCGGACTACGACACCGCGCAGTACGCCATCAGCTTCATCACCCACAAAAAGGCGATGGAATTGCTGGTTCCTGATGCTCGTCCGCTCAATCCGGAAATGCCATTCGGACACCGCGACTTTGGTGGTCGCTGGCGCTTTGCCATGCACGACCTGGGCGCCGACAGCGCTGGTACGGTCATCAACAACAAATGGGAGAACAAGGGCCAGTTCATCTCCTGGTTCAAGTATTATGTTCGCCCGCTCCACTACGAGTTCATGGAAGCACTATTCCATCGCCGTGAGCAGTTCTGCATTCCGCAGTTCAGCGCCTGCAATGCTGACCCTGGCTATCCGCCGCAGTATTACAACAGCGCACTGCCGACGTGCCCGCTGCCGTCCTCGGTTCCTCCGTGGCCTCCGGCCAACACCGGACCCATCACGGTTCCGACGACCAACGTCACGATTCAGAACGTTGCGGAGAAGGTTGTCACCGGCAGCACCGAGCCGACACCAGTGCAGCAGACCCTGCCGCCGCTGGTTCCGGGCAACCCGCCAAACCAGTAATCGAATACTGTCGGGGCTGGCTGGCCATACAGGGGTCAGTCAGCCCTTTAACCATGGAGAGCATTGAGATATACGAACCGAAAGGAAACCAATGCCAGCAGAAGATATGTATAGTGATGGTTCGGCGCCCGAAGCTTCGGCTCCCGCCGGAGATTCAAAGGAATCATCGGGTGATAATACCGCCAAAACCGCGCTCCTTCCCAAGTCCTTGCTCGGCCCGGACCTGAAGGCAGGGCACAAATGTGAGGTTGAGATTGTTGCCGACCACGGCGACGACTACGAGGTCAAATACTCCACGGAAGGCCAGGAGCCCTCAGCCCCGGAAAAAGGAGCAGATTCCGATATGCCCCAGGAGGGAGCAGGCGGGGGCATGGAGTCCATGTTGCAGGATTGATGCGATGACATGGCTACTTGCAATCCCAATTCCCTGATAGCAAATGCCTCCCAGTTCACATCCCTGCCGCCCGGTTCGCAACAGGTGGTGAAGCTGTCGCTCCTACTGCAAATACTCCAGGCCCGCAACCCGTCGTTCGTTCTAAACATAAACAGCCTCCTGGCCAATGCCGGCCAGTTTCAGTCCTTGAGCCCAGGGGAAATGAAACTGGCAAAGCTACAGCTTTACTGCGAGATTCTGGGAGGAAAATCATGATTTATGGCGCAGTGCAACGTACAATCCCTGCTGAGCAACGCTGGCTGCTTTAACTGCCTGTCTCCAGGAGAGTGGGATGTTCTGGAGCTGCAATTGCTCTGCGAGATTCTCAACGTTGGGGGCGGTTCAGGTATTGCACTGCAGACTCAAACGCAATCCCTTGACAATATCTCCAAAGTTTACACCTTTGCGCACTCCATTGTCACCAACCCCCGAATTGTAATTCCGGTACTATTATGTAAGTCAAACGATGCGGGGTCACAATACCAAGTGGGAGACGAAGTGGCACTGCCCGGTTCGTTGTTAGCAAATGCCAGCGGCGGAGCGCCTACCCAAGTACGAACGACGGTGAATTTCATCTTCGTGGCATTTACTCAGGCATTGGTAGGCAATGAGGCGACTTGGTTCATAATGCCATCCCTTGGGGGAGGCGTTGTAAATCCAACTAGCTTCAATAACTTTTCGCTCAAAATCTACTACGCTTGATATGGCCACCTGCAACGTACAATCCCTGCTAAACAATGCGTCTTGCTTCGCTTGCCTTTCGCCAGGCGAGTGGGACATCCTGGAGCTGCAACTGTTGTGTGAAATCCTTTCAGCCGGTGGGGGCGGTGGCAGTAGTGGAATTACCTGCGGTAACTACGGTGGCGGCCAGCCGTCTTTTACGCCGTCTTCTGGGTGCGCCATTGCTTTTGACACCAGCAACGGACGGCAGTGGGCCTACTTCAACGGAACTTGGAATTAACATGAAAACATCCATATTTATCATCTTATTGGCTTGCCTCATGAGCCCGGCTCGTGGGGCCATATTGTACTTTGGAAATTTCCAGACCGGCGCACCTGGCGGGGTTATCTACAGCAACGAGGTGGAGTGGCTGGCTGTGCCTTCAACCGTTGGACTGACAAACTCTGGCGGAGGTGTTGGTATCTGGTACAATGCTCAAACCAATGCCAGCTTCACCATCAGCTCCTTCAAGCCGCTCGTTGGCACTCCGTCCAACATGTACCTTCAGGTCAGCAACAGCTCCGTGTCGGCCATCACCGCCACCATCACGGCCCCGGTCAATGTGGTTGGAACCTCATCTTCAACCACGGTATCCATACCGGCAGGCAAGTTGGGGTGGTTCTATGTTGACTCATTTAATGGGGCCACAACCAATCTATCCGATGCTGCTCAATCGAATTAAGCTGGCAGCCCTGATATGCCTGATGGCAGTCAGTGGATGGTGCGCTCCTCCCTGGATATGGATGGGCGGCTCTCCGAATTATCCGGCATCGGTGCTGGTGGATGGACCAAATCATTTCTGGCTGTTCAACAATGCGAGCTTCGTGACTGACATCGTAAGCACGGCATCGGTGGCAGTGCCCGCCGGGCTGATTACCGGCCAGCCAGGGGTTGTTCCGGGTCTAACCTCAGCCTCCTGCACAACCAACTGTGTTGTGGATATAGGCACAAGCAACGTAAACAACTTCGGAGGGGTGGGCGGCTTTACCTACGAGTTTGTCGTCATCCCAACCAACCTCATCACCGGAAGTGCTTACCATTATGTTCTGGTTTCAAACCAATCCCCGGTGGGGAACACCAACGGCTACGAAATCGCACTGAATTATAACAGTGGAGACTCTTGTGCCGATGGGACGCCATTTCCAATCAATCAAGTCAACGTCTCACTTACCTGGAATGACACCTCCGGAAATTCCGCACGTTATACTGCGGCCTGTAACGTCAGCAATGCCGCTCCGGCTCACGTCGTGGTCGTGTGGACAAATACCGTGGCCAGCACGGCTCCGTTTGCCTGCCAGGTGTATTTCAACGGAAACATTATAGATACCGCAATCAAGGGATTTACGGCCTTCACCATCAGCAAGAGCACCAATGACATACTTTTGCTCAACCGCAGCTTTTGGAACAGCAATCAGTTCAGGGGAACAATCCAGTCCATTGCCTCCTTCAACTACGCCCTGACCGAGGACCAGGTGGAGAAGCACTTCCTTGCCTTTTCCAGCAATTTCTACCAACCCAACGCCTTCCTGTATTCCAATTACAAGGGCAAGGACACTGCCGGAAACAACCTGTTCATCAACAGTGCGGCCTGGATGTACAACCAGAGCGATGGGTACTACTATGTAATGGGCCAATACTTTGGCGCCGATTATGTCATCAACACGGTTCATGAGGCAACCAACAGCACCAAGATAACTTCCTACCGCACGCAAAGCCTCAGTCGTGGCACCTTCGCCCCATACGGGACAGGATTTGCCCTTGATGCAACCGGAGTAACCAATCCGGCCAATGGACAATACCTGTGGGCGGTCACGCGTCCTGCGGTGGTATTCAATCCCAACATCGGAGACTATGTGATGTGGACGCGGGCCGCGTTCATCAACACCAACGGAACCCAGGGTATCTTCAGCACCAATTACCGGGCGCTCATCTCCACCTCCATGTTTGTCGGCGGCCCTTACACCATTGTTGTGACCAACCTGCTGGTGGGAAACAGCGCCAACCAGGCGATTTCCGACTTCTCGGTCTATGCCAATCCCACCAGCAGCAACGCATTCGTCGTGTGGGATGGAGGGTCCACCGGATTCCAGAACACTGATTACGTGCAGCAGCTCAGCTCTGATTATCTGGGGGTTACCGGCAATTATATCACCCTTCCACTCTTCGATGCAGAGGGGCTGAGCATGTTCCGATACAAAACAAATTTCTACATCATTGGCAGTAACCATCAGCCTTACGAGGGATTCAATGCCACCAATCTCCAGTATTGGGCTGCCATCTCCGAGATGGGTCCGTGGACTCTGATGGGAAATCCATCAGTGGCTGATTATCAAGGGACAGGATTTGAAGGGCAGGGAGGTTCCAGGCCATTCCAACTCAATGCGCAAACAAACACATTCATCCAGCAAGTGGATTACTGGTATCCCGGTATGCTCAGTAATTCGGCGGTGAGTTTCTATGGACTTAACTGGTTTGCCACCAACCAGAACTTCGCTCCGCTGCTGGCCATCAATCCCGCCAAGCGAGTGCCGCTCATATCCGGATACACCAATAACCTCACTTTTCCGGATGTGACCAGCGGCCTGCAAAACCGCTGGCTGTTTGCCGGTAATGGCAATGATTCTCAAGGCGGGGCAAACAACATCCTTGTCAACTCTCCCACGTTCACATCCAGCTTCACCGCCCTGGCTAACACGGCCATACAATTCAATGGAACCACTCAGTACGCCACCAATAACACCGGCTACAACATCAGCAATCCGGCTACCGCCTACACCATCACCGGCTGGTTCCAGGAGAAAGCAAACAACGGCAGCTTTGGACGGTCTGTCTCTGAAGAAAGCGGCAGCGCGGTTGGGTTCTCCATGCAATGGGCGAGTACGGGTGGGAATTATGTATTGGTCAAGGACCGCAATTTCAATGTTCAAGTGCCATATACCTCGCTGACCTACGGCAGCAGCTCAAACTGGGTAATGATTTCGACAACGTGGGATGGGTCCTCCACCTGGACGGTATATGTCGATGGGCAGCTATTCTTTCAGACCACTGGCGCCCAGAGCGGAACCGGGGGAACGGCGTGGGGATTTGGCACTGGAATGGCATTTCTAACCCAGGATTGGCCCGGAGCCATAGCCATTGTAAGCCTTTACAACCGGGCATTAACGCAAGCGGAGATTTACCAATTGTTCCGGCATGAAGTGGTGAACGGCAGCTAGGTTATATTACAATTGTATCATGTCCACCTGCAATGTGCAATCACTGCTGAAGAATGCCGCCTGCTTTAATTGTTTATCTCCTGGCGAGTGGGACATCGTAGAGCTTCAGTTGCTCTGTGAGATTTTGAGTGCTGGCGGTGGCAGTGCATCTAACGGGATTACTTGCGCCAACTACGGTGGGGGAACACCGAGTTTTGTCCCGGCTTCGGGTTGCGGCATGGCTTTGGACACCAGCAACAACGTTGTTTGGTATTACTACAGCGGCTTGTGGCATTCCAATGTCGCACCCATTGGGCAACTTCCGCAAACTCTTTGGGCAGCGGCTTTCGCTGGCAATAACTTTGGCGTGCCGCATGGCTCCATTCTGGATATTGCCAGTGCCTACGGCAGTCTGGTTTTGCCGGCCAACTTTTTTGCTTTGGGTAAGACCTTGTATTTCACCACACAGGCACTTAATCTGGCGGGAGACATCGGACCTTTTGTGGCCAGTCTGGTTTTAACTGGAAATATCACCGTGCAACTGGATTTTGCCCCGACGTTTTGTGTCAACGGGGGCGGGGTAAAATTTGAGGCATGGATTTACGGACAACAGGCTCCGGCAGCAGGCGCAGCCGTGCGCGCGATTTTGCGCGCTTATGGCGAAAATACCTTAGATGTGACAACGAGCATGGGGCCGCAATTAACCCACTCGGAAGTTTACAATTTCAACATCAACACCAACACGAGCATTAACTTGGACGCCATTGACGATGGCACAAGCGGTCTGGACTACAACAATACTTACTTCATGCTAATCTAACATGAGGATGCTATGGACTGCGATTTTTTTGGTGACAATCCCCTGCCTGGCCCAGTCACTGACGTACCTGGCCTGGACCAACCAGGGGCCGGTGGATTACAACGTCATCTACACCGCCCGGGACTATACTCCGATTTACCAAAATATAGTTTACCAGGGTCAAACCAACTGGTTTATCTCGAACTGGAGTGCGGCCCGCTGGTATCCGTACATGCAGACGCAGGTCACCAAAGTATCGGTCCCGCCCACCGAGCCGGTGTCGTTCTTTTTGGTGCGGGGGTTCTTGCTGACCAACAGTTTTGATGTTACCAACACTGTGATAACCAAGCAATGAAAGGGAACGATGAAAACGGGAATGACCTATGGACACCCAATTCATAACTAAAACATTCCACGTCCCCTCCACCTGGAAGTCGTGGCTCAAATCCGCCCTGGCCGCCTTCGTGTCTGGATTCTTCAACACGATTGCCGCAGTCCTGGGACCGGCGGCGGCCAGCCAGGTGGGCGTGCAGATTCAACCATTCACCCCCAAGCAGCTGGTGCTGATGGCACTTTCCAGCGGCGTGGTGGGGGTGGCATTATATCTCAAACGCTCCCCGTTGCCCGGGGACCAGGAGAACAAAGAACCATGAAAAAACTAATCATCCTTATCAGTGCGCTGTCCGTGGCCTTTTCGGCAGTCGCGGACACCTTGGTCAACGGCACCGACCAGGCGGTTATAATACCACCAGGGGCCAAAATAATCCAGGTTCCCGGCGGGTACGAGGTGGTCACCAACAGCGAACAATTCACCGCCCCATCCGAATGGTACACCCCGTTCACCAACGCCTGGGACTCCGTGGTGTCGGGCTCCAGCAACATGGTGTTCACCGTGGCCGGGGTCACCCTGACCAGCGGCGACAAGAAAGGGACTGCTGGCGCCGCCTTCTTTGTCTCCTATAACATCGTGCAGTACGTGGCCACCGGAGTCGGGTTCTATTACCTGGGCAGCTGGACCATGTTCAACGGCCAGGTGCAGCTGCTCATGCCCCTGCCACTATCCCCCAAAATCCGGGTGACCCCGGGAATCCTGGGCGGAGTTGGTACAAGTTTAAGCGGTAGCGGCAGCGCCAACGGCCAGGTCACGGTCATCAGCCAGTTCTTCATAAATGTTGACTTCATCCAACTGGGTGGTTGGACCATCGGGGCCGGGGGATTCTGGGGCACGGTGACCGGCGCCGGCCCCTACAGCGGCAACGACGCAGGCGGGTTCCTCAAGGGCAGCCGAGGATTCTGAATGCCAAACCAGCCCACCATCTGGATTTTTGAAAGGGGCATAGACGGCCTTGCCTCCATCTGGGGGGACTGGAAGAACTGGCCCAATCAGGCCATGGTCTGGATGAATCAGATGGCCGCTGAGCATGGCCTGGACTGGTGGTCGCAGACGCTCACCTATTTTGCCGGCCCATTGACTGCCGGTGCTTCACGAGAGCACCGCGCAGCGCAGTTTTCCAGGCTTATCCGGGCCTATTCAGTACCCAACTGGCAGATTGTGCTGGTTGGCCATTCCGAGGGCACAGCGACGATTCTGAGGGCATTAAAGCTGGCTGGCTGGCCTGCTGTTCAATCGCTGCACCTTCTTTGCGGTGCTTGCAGCTCCAACTTCGAGGACAATGGGCTAAACTGGGCCATCAAGAACGGGAGGGTGAACAATGTCCACTGCTACATCGCTGGCAAGGACACGGCGCTGGAGCTGGAAAACACCCTCCTCGGAAAAATGGCACTTTTTCTGGACCTGAAGGATTCCCCATTGGGACTGGATGGTCCTACCAATGTGGCCTTTGGCATGATGGGAACCAAGGTTTTCATAGACAGATGGCCTGGTTACGGCCACAGCGATTGCTGGAATGACGGTAATAATTTTGAGTCCACCATGCTCCAACTGGTGGAAAACTCCACGCTAAGAATAGGTTAAGTCGGCAGATTTCCACAGTTCCTTGGACCGCTCCTTGAGTTCATTTTTCCACCTGTTGGACTGACGCTCAAACTTCTTGCTTACCTGGTTATCAATCACAAATCCCAGCCTCTGGGCTCCCAGGCACCCGATGGCCACTGCGTCCGCCAAGTCCGGAGAGCGGCCAATCTTTTCCTTCATCTTTATCTTGGGCTCAACCTCGATTAGATTGTTACCCACCTTGGTCCACTCCCGGGCGCAGAACTCGCGCATCACTGATTCGGTCATACCCCGGAACTGGCCAGCCTCCACAATCATACGTACCGAGAACCAAATCTCGGTAATCATCTTGGAGTAATACTTGTTACGGGGGACCTGAATCTGGGCCGAAACCATCTGTTCTCCTGGCCTTCCTCCGCAGTCCACTGGATTGCAACGCGGAGACCATAGACGGGCAAAGGCGCTGACCAGGGAGGTCCTCATGCCTGACTCATAATAGAAGTTCTCCGGGGGGATATTTCGTGTCACACATTGCGATTGGACAAAGTTTACAATTTGCTCCTCAGGTTCTGTCTTGTCGGTGACGTTGATGGGAACCACCACCACATCCACCAGGTGGAGAATCTGCCGGTTTCGTTTGGAGTCGGGAGTCTGCGAAACCAGGTTTCCAATCATGGTTGAGGCGTCAAGGACCGTGGATTCGGCTCCAAACTGGACCTCACCAAAGATGCAACGGTCCCCACCAACCCCTCCGTAGGCCGCGTCCAGGAATGCTACGCGGGTTCTGGTGCTGTTAAGCCACATAGGCTGTTCCTGGGCATGGTTCTTTCGGCAAAGCTGGGCCGTCAACACTCGGCGGCTGCCCTGGCCCCTGGGCATCATGCCCTGGTTCATCATCGTAAACTGCAAGCTGTCCTGTCCATACTGGGCAATGTCACGGTCGATGGCTTCCTGGGTGATGAGTGGGATTCCAAGTTTACCATCCAGATTGGGCGAGTCCGTTCCCACAAACTGAATGCACACGCCGTCAGGCCGGCGGGTTTCCCAGGTCTTGGTCGTGGGCGTCTGGTCAATACCGCTGTCCCATCCGCCAATCTGGAAGCTTGGCTCGCACAAAATCCCCAGTGCATCGGTGGTTTCCTTGGGGTTGCCCAGTCCAATCATTTTGAAGTCCCTGTTCTTGTCCAGATTGGATATGGCCAACAGAACCGCCGGGGGAAGCATTTGCAGCTCGTCAAACACCGCCCGGATGCGCTCATTCTTGATGCCGATAAACTCGGATATTCCCTTGAAATCCCCGCCCATCAAACAGGGCACTCCGATGATGCCGTTTCGAAAGTCCCGGCCATCATCATTTTCCCCCTTGGATTCAGTGACTATCCGCAGCCGACCGTCAATGGCGTGGCCGGGCAGGAACGGGTGAAGTTGTCGGGCTAGGCGGTGGTACTTCTTCATCTCGCCAAAGATGCGGTCCTGCATTCTTTCCTTGGTGGTGGAACACACCAGCACCGTGGTTGAGGTGGGAAAACAGTAATAATCAGCCAGGACATCGGTGGCTGCCCCGTTGGTCTTGCCGCTGCTCGAAGGCCCCATTATTCCGATGGTCCTGTGTTCCAGGTACATCTCAAGTTGCAGCTCGTTCCAGCGGTGCCATAACTTGTCATTGGGCCACAGCAACTGTTCCATCCTTTTGTAGTGCCAGAACAGGCCGTTGCCTATCACCTGGCCCCTTTTGCCAATCCACTGTCCACCCCTGCGAACCATCTGCATCTCGATTTCAAGATTAGATATGCCTCCGGGCCAGAGCATCCCGTATTTTTCCTGTTGAATCGGCACGCCAATAGGGTACTGTAAAATCAAAATGAGCGCCATAGGCGATTGCAGTTGTGGGTGCCCCATACCAGCACCTGTTAACGTACCCGGCACTCCCGGAAAAGACGGAAATCCCGGAACCACCGGAAGCGCAGGAGTAGATGCTTTCACCATCACCACCCAGACAGTAAACATCCCCAACGCCATCGGTAACACCGCCACCTTTCCGGTGGCCAACTCAATCTGGATGGCCATAGGTCAAAACGTAATAGTCAGCGACGGAACCAACATCGGAAACTTCCAAGTGCAGTCACTGCCGGGGATTACTTCGGTTGTGCTCAAGTGGCTGGGCTACACCGGAGACAGCGCCGCCAACACTCCCATCAACAGCGGAGCCACGGTAAGCCCGGCTGGCATTCAGGGGGTCAGTCAGATTGTATTGGTCAGCGAAATCAACACCGGCACCATTACCTTCATACCCGATGCTACGACCAAGTTTTTATTCGTTGAGTGCATTGGGGCTGGTGGCTCAGGAGGCGGTTCGGCTACAGCGGCAACAAATGCCGCAGCTGCTGGAGGTGGAGGTGGGGGAGCTTACTCATGTATTTTCATCAGTGGAACCATAAAGGCCTCCTATACGGTATCTGTAGGCTCCGGCGGGGCGGCACCGGCAGCTGGTGCCAACCCCGGAAATTCCGGAGGTGATACCACCTTTGACAGCCCATCGGTCTGTACGGCAAAGGGAGGTTCTGGTGGAGGAGCCGATACCGTTTCTGCCGGCCCACGAGTTGGTGGAGCTGGCGGCGCTGGTGGACTGGCATCTGGTGGTCTTGGTGACTCAAAATTCGATGGCAACAGCGGGTATTATGGATTGGCACTTGCAGCGGCCCAGGCCGTATCCGGTCGCGGTGGCGCCGGGCCATTGGGCGGCGGTCCACTTTCAGCCATTGCCCAGGGCGCAGGAGCGGCGGGTGGAAAGTTTGGGGCCGGAGGAACTGGTGGATGCATCTTGAGCGGTGGCGCAAGTGTGGCTGGTGGCGCCGGAGCAAATGGAGTGCTGCGAGTCTGGCAATTTACGTGATATTCATGTGGCTGCCCCAAGAGAAACCCTTTTATATGATGGATTCTTCGACTTTGCCATGGGCATTGATTCGGGGATAGCCATTCAGACACTTCCAAAAAACCAGTGCGCATTTGCGATTAACACCAGCTTCCGTGGGGATTTCGTATCCGACCGCACTCCGTTTCGAAAACTGCCCATCGGCAGTGACCTGCTTGCCTCCATTGCCAGCGCCCTTAAACAGGGGCCTTTTCAGGCTGCGACCAGCTTCAAGGCCGACTCCAATCCGGAGTCAATCGTAATGGCTGCCGGAGGAAGGTTGTTCGAGATTTTCCCTTCCACCGACCCGACTCTTTCCTCCAACGGCTCAGAAATCACAATCGTTGGAGACCCCAACCCATCCAGCATCCAGCAGAACTGGATATGGCAGGCCGAGACATGGGCGATTATTCAGGACGGGCTATCAAACCCCATTTTCTACGATGGAGTGTCTGCGAGGCGCTCGGTGCCTCAGGCCACATTGGTTGGAACGGTTTCGGTTGGTTTTGTTGCGCCTCCGGTGGGAGGCACGGTGGTGGTATCGCTGGCCGCCAATTATACCGGACCAACCAATGAAGTAATCACCGTCAACAACATTGACGCCAACGGGAACATAACCAGTTCGGCATATTACAATGTTGTGCAAGTCGGAGGAGCGTCAGCATCAAACCAGGTCGTGCTTCAGAACTTGGACGCCACTCCGGGTGGAAGCGCATTGCAAGGTCAGTCGCTCGTAATCCAGCCGTCCAATCTTGGAGTGGTCGTCTCCTCCAACAACACCCTTGGCCCTGGTACTCAAGTCACGACCGCCGTAAATCTCAGTGGCCCGCTTCCCCCTTACGTAGTGCCCGGCAACACCGTCCAAATTAACACCCCCACTCCGACAAACTGGTCGGTTGTTTCAGTCGCGGCAGACCGGCACAACGCCGTTCTTCATGCCGCCAATCCGGGATTCATAATTCAGCCAGGACAGACCGTCACACTGGTTGGAAACGCAAGCCCCAATGTTACGGTTGGGGTATTGTCGGCTGGTTTTGTTATTCCTGCCATCGGGGCCTCAGTCACAGCCTCTTTGCAGAATGTTTACAACGGAGCGATTAACCAAATCGTCTTCATCGGGCCGGCCCAGTTCCTGATTACCGCAACCTCATCCTCGGTGGCTCCCGCCAACAACGTGACGCTGGAGAATCTGACCGACACCGCCGGAAACAGCATCCTGATAAACTCAACCCTTGTGACGCTGCCGGAACTCCCTCCCGGTCGCATGGGAACTTACGGCCAGGGACGAGTGTGGCAGTCGGGACTGGATGGAATATCATTCATTGCCGGAGATTTGGTTGGCGGCTCAAGCGGCTCGCCCACTTTCAGCGGCAGGGATGCGGTGCTCAAGGTCACCGAGAACAACCTTCTGGCCAAGGGTGGGGCGTTCAGGGTCCCCAGCTCCGGCGAGATAATCACCGCCATGGCATTCAGCGCCATCCTTGACGTTTCACTGGGCCAGGGGCCATTGCAGGTTTTCACCAACAAAAACATTTTCTCGTGCACCACTCCCTCGGACCGGACGACGTGGCAATCGCTGACCAACCCCATTCTGACTGTGGCCCTGAAAGGTTCCGGAGCCTCCAGCCACTACGGTGTGGTTCCCACCAACTCTGACATAATCTTCCGAAGCCCGGACGGTCAAATACGCTCCGAACTCCTGTCCCGATTGGACTTCAACCGATGGGGAAACACGCCCATCAGCTTTGAGGAAACCAGGATTCTAACCGCCGAGAACCTGAGCCTGATGAACTTCTGCTCGGGCATTGAATTTGACAACCGGGTGTTCATGGCGTGCAACCCGGTTCAATCCGCCAGTGGTGTTTTGTGGAATGGCCTCATGTCACTGAACCTTGACCCGCTTTCGACCCTGGGCAACAAGGGCAATTCAATCTGGGAGGGATTCTGGAACGGACTCAATGTCCTTCAAATAATCCGGTTCACCAATGTGCAGCGTGCTTTCGCCCTGGCCATCAACTCCGATACCAGTGAGTTTGAGTTGTGGGAATTCCTGCCGACCGGGAGCTTCCCATTCGACAACGGGACCAACCTGATTACCTGGCAGTTTGAGTCCCCGCCTATGTTTCGAGAGGTGCGAGGAAAGACGTTGCTGGACCTGATTAAACTTGAGGATGGGGAGATATACGTCAGCGACGTAGTGGGGAAGGTATTCTTCACCATCGAGTACAAGCCCGACTACGATACCTGCTGGCACCCCTGGCATCAGTGGTTCATCTGCGCCCAGCAGGGGACCGACCCAACCCAGACATACCCCCAATACCGGCGGCGGATGAGCTTTGGCGAGCCTCCGGTGGCCGAGTCAGGCTGCAATATAAACACGGACATGAAACCAATGTATGGCACCATGTTCCAGTTAAGGGTGACCGTCAAAGGTCACTGTCAGGTAAACGGCTGCAAGCTGGCGGCATCCCTGGTGCCGCAGCCCAGGTTTGAACCACCCATTTGCAATGAATGAAGACTGCACATTGATAGCCTGTCCCCAGCCTAAAAACCCGGTTCAGGACTTCGCCAACCAGTACACACTGGGCGCTGTTGTGGTGGGAAATTTTGAGATTGTTGAGGTTATAAATGGAGTGACCGTCACCATACCGCCCAACACGATAATCATTCCCATCCCGCAATCCCCATCAGAGCTGACCGTTCAAAGTTGCAGCGGACCAATCACCTTGCCAGTCCCAGTGGGCTCTACCGCGCAACAAATCCAGCAGATAGCCCAGAATCTGGCCAACCTGGCAGCTCAGGCGCAGGCGCAATGCAATGTGAGGCAAATTGTGCCCACACAGGTATTCACCTTCCTTAATCAGGAGGTGACTTTCACCACCGATTGCACTGACACCGCGCCACTGACCATCAGCGTTTCGTTGCCTGCCGGTATTACCCAAAACGGTAACAGCCTGGTTCTGGCCAGTGGCATGTTTGTCTCCACCGTGTCCCAAGTGGACGCTGACAGCTTGGCGTTAAGTTTTCTGACCACTTTTACCAACAACCTTTTTATGACTGGTGGCGCGATTTGTTCTGCCGGTTGCGCCCTGGCTGACCCGTCTGTACTGGCGCAAACCACCGCACCATTTGCCCCACCGGGCAACACCAATTCGGTCACGGTTTCAGTCACGACCACCGTTGGATTTGTTATTGGTCAACGGTACAACATGCTGTGTTTTCAATCCCCCATTTATGTTTTAATCCCGTTTGACCTGACGGCCATCGGGGTTGGCAACCTGACCTTGACCCAAGTTGCCGACGTAGCTTTGGCCACCGTCACACCGGGCACACTCATATTTTTGGGAACTGGCCCCACGGCAGGTTGCACCATCTTCCGTTGCCGGGTCACAAATTATCTGACTGATTTTCTGCCGCTCATCTTTAATTTGCCCTGTCCGGTAGCGCGTGACGGCGGCACACCTGATTGGAACGGAACATTGGACGCCCTAGATGTTGGCAATACCGCAATCGACACTACCGCGCATCCCATCAATGTTAACCAAGCGTTTATCACTTTTATTTCGTCCGCCAGTTGGGAGCAATTTGACCCCACGTTACAAGTCTGGCTGTTGGAATTTGATTATTTAGGCGGTTCACCCCTTGTTGCGTACAAACCGACAGGCACTGACCCAGCAGGAATTTATTATGTCGTTGCTTCGGCAGCTTGTGACACCACCTTGAAATGTTTCCAGCTTGAAGCCTATTAATGGCAGTTGCCAAAACAACCTCTTAAAACTATAGATAAAACATGCTGACATTCGGAGAACTCAAAACAATCGGGGCTTTCCTTCGGGTGGCAGCCAACTGTCCGAGTGCCAGCAATTTTACCTCGCTGGTAAATGATGGCACTCGGCAGTTGATGCGTCGCGGCAGCTGGTGGGGGACGGTTCAGCCCATGCAGGGGTGTGTTCATGATGGCTGCATTGTCTGGCCCCGGATGGTTGACGCGGTTCTGGCCTTGAACATCTGCCACCGGCCATTGTACCTGGCCAATCACTGGTTTCAGTTCATGCAGTGGGACAGCACCTGTGACGGCATGTACCGCGATTTCAAGAACCGCCGCCGTCCATGGATTTCGGACACCGACGGAACGCTTCCGGTTTACCGACCTATACCAAACGGGCTATGCCTAACCCTTCGCCTGTACATCGACAACCCCAACGACGCCGGGAAAACCGTAACCCTCTTTGGCATCGACAACAATGGCCAGACCGTAATCACCACCCGGCCCGATGGCACGACCCAGGAGGGAATAGTGCTGACCCTGGCGGTCCCTTTTGTTCAGACTCCGTTCTGTTTTCAGCATCTCAACCGCGTTCTCAAATCAACCACCCTGGGCAATGTCAGGCTCTATGCCGTGGACGCCAACGGGGTTCAACTGGACATGGCGGTTTACTCTCCCAGTGAGACCAGCCCCCAATACATTCGAAACCGGATACGCGGATTTGAGCGCAGTCATTTCCCAAACACCTGCGTCACCACACCCAATACCAACTGCCGGCTGGCTCAGATTCAGGCCCTGGTGTCTTTGTCATTTGTGCCGGTGGTAAACGACCAGGACCTGGTGCTGATTGAAAACGTGGACGCCCTGGCCATGATGGTCCAAAGCATAAAATACCGGGAGCAGGGCGACCCTTCCAATGCGGCCAATTACGAGCGGATGGCCTTCCGTGAACTCAACTACGAGCTACGCAATAGATTCCCGGACGAACAGGTCATCCTGAACTTCAGGCCGTTCGGCAATGATGCGCTCACCAACTCCAGAACCAACATCGGCATGATTTGATTTTATGGCACTCTATGGATATGGCGGAAGCTCCAGTTACGGCAGCCAGCCCGGGCAGGTTCAGCTGCCATCAAACATCTATCAACAAATCCAGCAACAGGCCCCCGGAGTCACTGGGCTGACCTCAAAGGCCGTTTCCAACATAGCTCAGGAAGAGGCCGGCCAGCTGCCTTCCGATGTGGCCCAGAACATTCAGGACTATGGCGCGGCGTGGGGAATATCCAGTGGAATGCCCGGCAGTGGAATCGCTCACAATCTTACCTTAAAAGACCTAGGGTTAACCTCATTGCAGGAGCAGCAGCAAGGGTTCGGAAATTACCTTAATTTCCTGGGTGGATTCGGGGCTACTCAGACTCCTCAGCAGCTGGGATACGAGTCCAACTTGCAGAACGTAATGAACGCTGCCGCCCCCAATCCCAGCGCTGTGGCTGGAGCTGAGTTGCAGGCACAGCAGAGGGCGCAGTACCCCAATTTTGACCCTTACTCACTGGGACCCGGAACCTCACAGATGGGCGGCGGGGCTTATTTCACCCCCTCGCTCTATTGACCTATGCCCTACGAACCACCATGGCTCAATGTTAACCCATCAGGTCTGGCGCAAGCCGCAGCCAGGGGCGGTCAACTGCGTCTGGAGGGCCAGAGGATTGCCCAGGAGGCAGCCAATGCGGCTGGCCAAAGAGGTGTGGAAATGGCCCGGATTGATACCGAGCGACAGATTCAGCAACAGCGGGTTGATTTGGCCACCCAACTGGCAGCCAGAAAGTTTGCGGCCCAGCAGCAGTACGCTCAATTGGTTCAGCAGGGCATGGACCCGATTGACGCCATGCTGCATGTGGGACCGGCAATGGCCGGAGGAACCGAAACCGGACTGGGGACAATAGCATCGGCTCAGGCTAGGCTGAGGCAGGCTGGCGCTCCACCTGTGCCTTTGAGGGATTCCAGTGGAAAGATAATCGGCTACACTGGCGGGAATGTAAAATTCATTCCCAGGGCAGCGGCTCCCAGGATGGGACCCACCGACTACACCACCGTCACCGAGCGCTCCCCGGCGGTTAAGGGGGTTCCCGGAACCCCAGGTTCTCCATCGGATTATTCACTTTGGAAGCCTTGGACCTGGGGAGATGAGGCCACGCCCGCGCAACCAGCCATCCCAGGAATTCCAGAAAGAACCACCACTCGGAGAATCCCAGTAAGCCAGGCCGAAGGCGGGGATAAGAATATACCCCAAAAAGCCATCGACCATCTCATCGCCAATCCTGGGTTAAGAGAACAGTTTGATGCTAAATATGGACAAGGAGCCAGTGACCAGTATCTTCAGGAGTAAATGGCCAACGTCTTCGACCAGTTCGATGTAACGGCACCTTCAGCGACCAAGCCGGCCACAAATGTATTTGACCAGTTCGACGCGGCACAGCAAACGGGTCCCAAAATAGCCTCGGCACCTCAGTCAGCTCCAACCAAACCTGCGCCCGGAGCGGCTCTCTCCCCAGAGACTCTTGCGTACATGAAGTCGGGCGGGAATGTCTTCGACACGACCCAGCAGGCCAAGGAATATTTTGACCGCACCAAGGCGATGGAGGCCCGGCTGGCCAGGGACCAGCGACCGATGTACGCCCCCGGCACTTACGATGAGGAGAGAAATGACATCACTCATCCACTTGGTATTGCCGCAGGGTTGTCACCGCTGGAATTGCTGGGCGCATCGCCCAAAGGTTTACAGACCGCCGCCGATTATTATACCGCCAAGCTTCCACAGTCCATCCAGCCGGCAGCGAAGATGGCCCAGGTTGAGCCGCTGGCGGTTGATAAAACAATTGCGGGATTCGCTGATTGGGCAACCACTCCCAGTGGCTACGCCCAACTCGAAGCCGCCGGGTTGCCGGTGGCAAAAATTCCGATGGCCGTGAAGTTCTTCCATGACATGGCCAAAGGTGCCGGGGAATCAGCCTCGGCGATGGTTGATGCCTGGAATCAGGGAGACTACCAGGGATTCGCTGACCAGTTGGTTGGCACCATAGCCAACACACTTGGTGCAGGAGCCATTGGTTATCATGGAGCAAGGAAAGGAGTCGAATATGCCAGCCGTAAGCAAGAAGCAGCAACGGTTCATGGGGATGTGCGCCCACAGCCCAAACCCGCCGTCCAATTGCCCACCCAAGAAGGTGGCCAGGGAGTTCAGCCACAAGCCCAAGAGGTGGCCCAAAAAGCTAAAATACCACTGAACACCAGGTTGGAATACCAGGGACCCAGCCATTACATCATAGAATTACCAACCGGAGAACGCCGGGAATTCCGGGGCTCAGTGCTCCAAGCCAAGGAAGAACTCCACCGCATTACCCAGCGCGGAAAGGTTTCAGAGCCGCAGATTGACAAGAGCAAGCCCCACTTGGTGGCTTCAGCGGTCAAGGACCCACAAACCGGAACCTGGTTCCAGGGGGCAAACCATCCCTCTGTCGAGAAATACCTTGGTCTTCCAAAGACCGAGAAGGAGGCTCGTAACACCGAGCAGTACGGATTTGTGGTGCAGATGCCCGATGGCACTCGCAGGGTGGCCACACGCAAAGAGGCCACCGATATTGCCAAGGCCAGCGGTCAGAACATCGAAGACATCAAGACCGGCCACGACCTTCACAGTGACGAGGCGGTATCTCCCTTTGATGAAGGCAAGGCGATGGGGGATGTCAAGCAGCCCGTCGAGCAGGTGGATTTGCAGAAGGGCGCAGTCAAGCCCATGTCAGCACCCACTCCAACCGAGAAAGCGGTGGCCGACATAGCTTTCTCAGGACAGCATGAGACCGACCTGGGCGCGGTGAGGAGCCGCGAAAAGCCATTAACCACCCAGGAGGGGGTGTCAGCCTTGGTAAACGACCTTCGGAAAGAAGCAAAGGAAGGCGGTGACCTGGCTGGTAAGATTGGCGAGTGGACTAAGGCAAAGGAAGAGTTCAAGAAGGGCCTGGAAGAAGCCAAAAAGACAGGCGACTTCAACAAAATATCCATGTCCGGACACAAGCTGCAACTGGCCAATGAGGCGCTGGATGTTATCGCCAAGTTCGGTCAGAGGGAATTCCCGCCTGAGGTGGTCCGTGAGGCCCAGAAGGCCATGGGGTACGCAACAGGTCCGGAAATTCCGGAGGTGAAGGCTCCACCCAAGCTTAGGCCGGCCTTCAAGGTTGGAAAGCGAATCCTAACCGGCAATGGCCCGACCCATGCCCATGTGTTCCAATCCGCACCGCAGGAAATCCAGGATGAACTTCTCCTGCAAGGGGACCTGGAACCATTTAAGGGGTTCGTGGATGAGAGCGGAAAGTGGTATTCCCGCAAGGAAGGCGGCGCCGCCTTGGGTCTGAACAAGGACCTGATTTCCGAGGACATGAAGCTCAAGCATCCTGGCGTTCTGAAGCACGAAATCATTGAGCCCAAAGAGGCTGAGGTTTCAGCCGAGTTGGACCCAGAACACCAGAAGATGCTGGATATTGAGCGGGGGAACGTGACTGCGCCAGTTGAGGTGATGGACACCTCCCAAATTCCCAGCGACCAGCCATTCTCAAAATCATTACAGGGTGGGGTTGCCACCATAGACCGCAAAACCGGACGCATCCTGCTCAACAAACAGAAGCTGGACGGATGGCTGAACACCCTGCCCGCCCACCAGAAACAGGCAGGGATGCGTTCAGTGCTGGCACATGAGAATATTCACCTGGCCGTCACCGACAAGATGGCAGACGAATACTGGAAGACTCTTACTGGTCTGGAGCAGGCCATCAACAAGCGCAGGTACTGGGGCAAGGGTGAGCCGGCAGGAATGAACGACACGATGTGGGGCCATGAAGCCCTGCGGTTCCGGATTGAGCAGGCCATCAAGGCAACGCCGATGGAGTTTATTGACGGAGTGCGGAGCGAGCGGATTACCGCCAGAGCCCTGACACTGATGGAGAATTTCCTTCGTAAAATCCGGGAGGTGATGAAGACCAAAGCCAGCCAGGAGGGCATGGCCATGGTGGACAAGGCGCTGGAGAATGTCCGGATTGGGAAGATTGCAGAAAGCCTGGCTTCGGGAACCACGCCGATGGCTTGGTCGCAGGCGGCGCAGCAGGCCTCCAACCAGGAAGCCGACCGGCTTGAGGAGCAGGCCAGAATGATGGCCGAGTCAGGAGACCCGGAGACTTCTCGTGAGTTGATGGCTGAGGCTTACCGGATTCGAGACCAGGCCAGGCAGCAAGAGTTTCCGATGGCCCGTCCCAAGAAACGGCCTGAGTCCATCTGGCAGGAGAAGTTCGTGTTGCCGGGAATGGAGACCCAGAAGGTGGCCACCGGAGAGGGTACGCTGAAAGCGGCCATGCCTGAAGGTGAAATTAAGGTGCCAACTGAAGAGCGAGTTTCAGCAGAATCGTCGGGCGCTCTCCGCAGGCTCACGGCCAATGAGTTGATGGAGAGGCCATCTGCAACCGACCCCAGTAAGAAGGTTGGCGCAATACCATGGATGAAGGATAAGATTTCGAATCTAATCCAGTCCGCAACTGAGAAGGAAAAAGGCGGCAAGGGCGTCATACAATTCCCGAAGTTCGAGGATTTCACCGCTTTCATGAAACGCCAGCAGGCGGGTATTCAACCAGGCCAGTTGTTTGAAATGTGGCAGGACCTGGCTGCCAATCAGTTTGATGATTTGAGCGGGGAGCAGCTCCAGAAGATTGGCAAGGCAGCCTTTGTTCCTCGCACCAGCCTGGAGAGGATAAAGCAGCTATCTAAGACACCGAAAACCATTGGTGAGGCAGAGGAGATTGCCAGAAAGCAGGAGTCACTTTTCCGGCGCGAGAGTGGCAGGACCATTTGGGACCGCCCGGTTCCCGACAAACCGGCTCCAGGTGGACCTATTGACAAATTCCGAAGGCTGGAGGCTGACCTGCACAAGGAGATGAATGAACTGGAGGACATCAAGAAGCAGCAGCAGGAGCTTCCGGGCATACCGTTCCTCAAAGATGAGGCGGCCAAGGCCAACGAGAACATCAAAGACCTGAAGCACCAGGTGGTGGTCGCCACCAAGGACTACAAGGCCGCCCAGGCCGGCCAGAGATGGCGTGAGCGGGTCATCTCGGCGCTCTTTAGAAAGATGGTAAAGCCCGTCATGGAAGAGGCTGATGCCAGGGTTAACCGCAAGGAAATCACCCCGGATGAAATACGGTATGGAGACGGAGAGAAGGCCTCGGCCTATGAGGATGTTTCCAAGGTCCCAGTTGACAGCCCCAGATTGGGCGAGATGCTGGTTGACCGTGCTCGTCGAAGTCGTGATGACTCACCTTCCATCACCCGGCGCGTGACCGCCATTCAGAACAAGCATACCGGCACGGTGCACATCGTTTCCACCTATGACCACCCCGGAAGAGGAGTGGTTTTACGGGACCCGATTTCCCCAACAGGTGAGCACTCCAAGCTCAACTCAATCGCCAAGCGATACCGGATTCTCTACACAACCCTGCTGGATGAGCCGGTAAGGAAGTTCATCCAGAATTATAAGAATCTTCCTGATTATGTGAAGAGATTCGGCAATGATGCCCGGCGCCGGTTTGAGCACGAAACCGGACCAGCTCCCGCCACCAGCATGACCGAGGAGCAGTTCATGGAAGAAACTCCCGGAAGAATTGAAGGTGGTGCCGGCGGAAGCTTCCAGGGGCCGCACAAGGCTGAGATTGAAACCGCTGGCGAGGGAGTCATTGAGAGGTCTGGCCGGGTGCCCATGACCCAACCGGAAGCCCGCTCCATACTTAATTACGTCGTGAACGAGCTGGGTGGAGACCCTGGAACTTCCGATGATGTTCGTGAGGCCTTGATGAGCCTCAAGGACAACACCAACTTCCAGGTTCTCTCTGGAGTCAAGAAGCTCGCCAGAGGGATATGGGCCAAGAACCGCAACCTCTCACTGGATGAGCTGTTGCAGGAGACGGCCAGAAAGATTTATGAAAACCACAAGGAAGCAAAAAGCCTCCAGGAATTCGTTGGAGCGACGATGGCAGAAAGCCGTCCCAAGGCTGGCGAAGCTGCTGGGACTGAGCCAGAACCAACCCCAACAGAAGGGGGCCTCACGGTCTATGAGAGGACCAGCCCAACTGCCCCGTACCACGAGTGGCATGAGCCCCTACCGCCAGGTATAAAAACGCCGGACGATTTGAGCGCCAAACTTCCAGAGATTCTGACCAAGGAGGATTTGGAATACATAAGCCGGCAGACCGAGGAGCGGACCAAGTTGGGCAAACCGGCTGGCTCATTGGGTCAGGAGCCGGCAGAAGTCAGGCCCAAACCAGAGCCAGCTCCGGTTAGTAAAACCGGAAGGGTTCAGACCATGAGCCGGATTGAGCGAATCATCGCCAAGAAGACCGGCATCTACAGCAAGCGCTTCATTCAGGAGGCGATTAAAAGGCGCCAGTTGGGCTCGGTTCCGCGCGAGTTCTATCCAATGGCCCGGCCCAAGACTCCAGCCGAGAACTACCGCGACCAGGCCCGCAAGTTGAGCGATGATTTGTTCAGGCTGAACACCCAGTCACTGGCTGATGTCGAAGAGGCCTTTCCCAAGATGAGGGAGGTGGGCGAGCAGTACGAGACCATGCCTGCTGATGCCTCCAAAGCTGTTTACCAGAAGATTGAGGAGGAAGTGGTCAAGGGTAAGTCTGACATTCAGCTGACCGGCAACGAGCAGAAACTTTACGATGATGCCGCCGCCATTCACGCGGAGAACAAGGCCATGTATGAGCAGCTCAAAGAGCTGAACATCCCCGTTTCCGAGCAGACCATTTTCCCGAGGCTGGCCAAGGACGTTAACAGTTTGTTCCAGAGGATGGCTCGCGGAGTAAAGCGTTCCATCACCGAAGGCACGGTCCTGTCCAGGGCCGCGTGGTTCACCAAGCACCGGGTCATCAAGGCCATCGTGGATAACCAGGGCAATCGTTATCCGGTGGCCATCGTGGCCGGCGACAAGGGCGGCAAGGTGGTTTTGTACGACCAGGGCAAGGGCGTGGACATGGGACCATTCGCCTGGTCTGACATCGTTCGGCGCCACCAGTTGATGACCCAGGAGCTGGAGCCCATCGACCGTGAGGCCGAGGAATTATTCAAGGAGCGGAGCATCCTAACCAAGACTGAAGGCATAAAGGAAAGCGCCCAGCGCCGCCTTAAAAACATAGACAAGCGAATGGCCGAGCTTCACGAGGAGCGCCGCAATGTGGTTGATTACTACCCGCTGGATGATTTGGACCAGAAGGTCTGGGTGGATAAGAATGGACGGCAATGGCGCCTGACGGACGCGACCACCGCCGAGATTGAGTCCAACATGGACGTGCGCTACTACAAGGAGCCATTCTCGGTTCTGACCGCCCAGAACCTCAAACTCAAGCAGATGCTACGCGCCGCCAAATGGCTGGAGAATTTCAAGAACACTCCTCAGTTCAACCAGATTGCACGCCACTTCGAAGAGCGGAACCTTCCACCTGATTGGAAGCGCACCGACCTGCCACAGCTCCGGGATTACGTCTTCGAGCCCAGGGTGGCTGATGTGCTCAATCAATTCCATGAGCGCTCGAAGGGTCAGACTCCCAACATTTTAACCTCCACCAATCGGCTGCTGATGAACGCGGTGTTCTTTGACAATCCGTTCCTGCACAGCCCAAACCTGGCTGCATGGTGGTTCACCTCCAGGGGGGCGATGGCCTGGGCCAATCCGGGGGCTTACTTCAGTCTGGTAAAAACTGGCATGAAGGCCTTCCGGGATGTGAGCGAAAAGACGCCTGAATACGTGAACTACCTCCGGGCGGGAACACCATTACAAAACACCAGGGCCAGGGCCTTCACTGAAAACATCACCAAGATGCTCCAGGATGAGCTGGACACCAAACCCACGCTTTATAAGCGCATGTCCAACTTTCTGGGCTACGCCAATCCCATCAAACTTTCCCAGTCCATTGGACACGCCGCCACCTCTGGACTGCACGACATATTAACCCTGCAACTAATTTATGAGTTGCAGGGTAGAGACCCCAGCTTAAAGCCTCATGAGGCAATTCGAAAGATTGCCGCTGTGATGCCCGATTACCGCATACCGGCCAGGGTTATGGGCTCACGCTGGATTTCAAAAGTGGTAAGCAGCCCCAATGCGGTGTGGTTTGGAGCGTATCATTACAGTGAGGGCAAGGCGTTCAGCAACATGGCCAAGGGATTGGCTGGCCGGGGCGACCTTACTCGCGGGGAAGCCCTGGACAAGATTGCGGCCACTATGTTCCTGATGGCTGTTGCGTATCCGATAATGGATGAGTTGCTCAAGAAGATAACTGGCAGGAAGGATTTGATGTTCCGGCGGGCGGGGCCAACCACGATGCTGACCGCAGCGCGGGATGTTATGACCGGCAAGCGGACCATTGAGCAGGTCACTCCCAGCTTTGTGTCGCCCGCCGCCGCCACGCAGGCAGCCATCAGCCTGTTCTTCAACAAGAACCTGATGTTTGGCGGCAGGGGGTTGCCCATCTACAATCCCAGACAGGGCCTGGGTCAGTCGCTCAAGAACATCGCCGGGTTCGCCGGCCAGAGTCTCAACCCGATTCAGATTTACCGGGACATTTCCATGGGCCGCTATGACTGGGACCAGATATTTGAAAACCTGGCTGGCATCCGGAAGGACTACAGCAGTGAGTCAGGCGCACAGCTCTATGGCTGGGCCTACGACTGGGCCAAGCGCACCGGAAACCAGAAGCTGATGCACCAGTTTGAGCAGAGGGGAAATGAAATCTTTCCACCATCAGATTATTCTGTTTTGAAGAACGCGTTGCGGGATGGTAACAAGACCAAGGCGCAAGCGGAGCTGGTAAAGCTACGAAGGATTGGTAAGAGCGACGATGATATTGAGCGGGAGCTAAGGCCCGGAACGCATCCATTCTCCGGGCTGGAGGAGACTGAGCCGGCGTTCCAGGCGTCGCTATCACCCCACCAGCGGGCGGTTTATTCTCAGGCCATGGCCACGCGGGACAAGATTTACCGCGAGTACCTTCAGCTTTCCCGGTGATTGCGCCACACCACGCTTTGCTCGATTGATTCGAGCATTTCCACCGTACCACCGTCAGCCACAAACTCCCTCAAGTCCTTGCAGGGAAGGGTGATGATGCAGCAGGGGATTTGAATATTCCGAACCAGAGTCTCAGCGCCGTCCAACCCCGGCTTGTCGTTGTCGGCAATTATTGTAATTGTCTTGGTTCCGATTCTTTCGAAAAGCGTCTTTAGCTGAAACAGTCCACCCGAACACGAGGGTCTTCCGACAGCGAACAGGTTAATCGAGAGAGCGGCCAGTGTGTCTGTGGCGCCCTCCACCACATAGGCGTGTGGTTCGGGGGAGCAATAAGGAAGGAAAAGTCCGCTCTTGCTTCCGGTGACCGACCACTTGTCACCATTCTGTCTTCTAAGCCGGATGCCGATGATTTTTCCGTTTCCGTCTCTCATTGGAAATGCGAAAGCTCCAAACTCTGAAGCCCAGGCAACTTTCATTACCATGACCGAAGAGGCCTTCACGCCCAGGGAGTTTGATAGCCTAACCATGTCATTGGGGGTGGTCCTGTACCAGAAGGATTCCATTATTGATTCGGCATCAATTTCCGGTGCTTTAGGGGCTTTCTCTGTTATGCTGACTTTAACCGGGCCATTTTCCAGTTTCCAGATGTAGGCCACGTCGCCGGATTTGAATTGTTTTGGTCTGTCGTTGGCCACTCTCATACACAGCCCGGTGGTTCCATCAAGGGAGGTTAGGCACCACGAGTCGTGGCCGCAGACCGGGCAGGGGTTGGCTTTGGTTACTCGAATCCATTCACTCATGGAAGTTTTGGCTCCTTTCTCCAGTCTATTTCCAACACCCATTGCCAGAACCCAATCTTTAGAAACCAGTAGCCATACTCCCCTTTTTGAAGATTAACCCCCAGGCCCCAGTTGGTCTTTAGCCTTCTAATCTTGGCATTCATATTCGCTCAATCCTTAGCATGACCCCTTCTTTTCCTTTTGGCACTTGCAGCCACCTTACGCAGAGTTCGCTTATCCACCTGCGCGAGTCGTCCAATGGCAGATATGAGGCAATCAAGGATAGTCGTTGCCCCTCCGTCAATGTCCTGGTTGTACAGTGAGGAATAGCACAGAGTAATTGAAACTCGAAAGCGGTGGTTATCTGCTCCATTATCTCCTGGTTTTTGGGGTTGGTTATTATCCGGCCCCGAGTCACCAGTTTGTTGTTCTTGAACGACGGGATTTCCTTCCCCAGGAACTGGAGAAAGACCGAAATATTTTTGGAGGTATCTGTTGTATTCACTTGGTGTCCAGTTGGGCATGGTTAGTTGTCCTTCAGCACCACGCCAGTGTCCTCGCCAATTATTCCCGGCAATGGTTGGGTTTTTAGTTCGGCCAGGGCGTTCTTCAAGGCTGGCAGTTTCTGGGTTTCAATCAGGAACGCCCTGCGGCGGAGCCGGTCGGCTTTCCCCTTGAACACCCGGGAATTGTCCATGAAGAATTCCCGCTCGTTGGAGCTGATTCCAGGTCTGTTGGCCAGCTTGACCTGCTCCTTCAATTTGTCTTCCAGCTTCTCGGCCTCAACCAGGAGCTTTTTCTTCTTACTTTTCTGGGCGATGATTTCGGCTTCTATCTCGAATTGTTTGGTGAATCTCTTTTGCTTTTTCATACATTGGTTGGTTGGGGTTTGCGCCAGTGGTTCTTGGCCAGAACGTCAATTATCTCGGTGGCCTGCTTCCTGGTCATGTTTTTGGTGTCGTGTTCGGTGCCGTAATGCTTCTTGATGAGGGCAGCCTGCTTCATTGAACAGAGCTGCCCATTCCATCTCCTGAACATCTCGGAAATAATCTGCCTGCCCCCGGCGTACGTCAATTGGTCGGGGTTTATCCCCTGTTTGGATAGCAGGGCTCTTTGTTTGGGCGATAGGCTCTTGCCGTCATTCCAGCCCCTGGGCCTGGCTGGCGTAATATCCAGCGCATTGAAGGGGTCGATGCTGGTGGTCTTGTAAATGACCCTGGCCACCACGCTGCGCTTGCGGGCTTCCTCCAGCATCCGGCGCCGCTCCAGCTCCTTCTGGTATTTCTCCTCCTCCTGGGCCAGGGCTTCGGTAATCCGGAATTGCCCCTTCTGTTCCCTGGCTTTCTTTATGACCCGCTCAACGACCTCCTCGGTGTTGCCCCCGCCCAGTATGTCCGCGCTGCAAATCAGCTTGTGCTTTCCGCTGTTGCCCACCAGGTCAACCACCGTCAGGATGGGCTTGCGCGAGGCCGCAATGGCCTCCAGGCGGCTTTGTTTGTCCGGGAGGTCATCAATGAGCCCAGGGAGCACTCTGGTGCCTCTGCCGACCATTTGCGTGTAAAGGGTCTGGCTTTTGGTGGGCCTGGCCATCACTATCATGTCCACATAGGGATTGTCATAGCCTTCGGTGGTCACCCCGCAGTTTACTAAGATGGAGGTCTCCCCGGTTTTGAACTTGCTGAATACCTCATCCCTTTCCTTGTCGGGCGTCTTGCCGCAGACCCAGGAAGCGATGCCGGGCACCACCCGGTTGAATATCCCGGAGAGCATCTCAGCTTGAGCTACAGACACGGTGAATACAATTGCGCGCCTCCGTACCGTAACTGGCTCAAGGAACCGGCCCCATTCGGGCACCGGAATCTTTCCTAAGTTGCCCTCCGGTAAATTGAATAAGATTTCGAGGGTTGGATGAACCACCCCTTGTATGCAGGATTCAGCTTCCATGACCGCAGACAAATCGCCAGAATTAAGGTCGCCAGCCGTCGTCCGCATGTGCGAAAAGTCCAGACCGCTGACCGCGACGAATCTTTGGTCAATATTAACCAGCCACCCTTCGTTGATGCCAAATAGTATGTCGCGTGGGGGCTCAACCACGGTCTCAAATATTTGCCCAAGAGCTGTCTCGTCAGCACGATTTGGGGTAGCCGTAACACCAAGCACGCGTAGGTTCTGGTTCCCGTTGGTGAAGTAATCAACAATCTTTTTGTTGCCCGGACTGACCGAGTGGTGGCTTTCATCGTACAATAATATGTCGAAGTGTTGTGGGTTGAAACGGTGCATCCTTTTACGGTCTGGCTCGCCGGAAATCAAGGTCTGAACCGTGGCCAGCACCACTGGCGTCCGGTTGAATAGGCTGGTGCTGGCGGACAGCTCAGCCTTCTCAATCTCGCACTGGATGCCGCGCTTGGTGAAGGCCTCGTAGGCCTGGTAAATCAGCTCCCGGCGGTGGCACAAGAGCAGCGCCCGCTTGGGCAGGCTCCGCCTGACCACCTCGGACATGACGAACGTCTTGCCAAGTCCGGTGGCGGCGACGTAGAGGGTGCTGGGAACGGACTTCCATTCCTCGAATATCTTCTCTACATCCTCACTCTGGTAGGAGCGGGCCTTCAATCACCAATGCGTTTAGCTATAGTTTTCCAATAGGCTATCCGTTTGCGCAGGATGGGAGCACAAGCAACTACAATTCCATCTTTCAAAACAAACCCGGCGCAGAGATAGCTCGTGTTTACTTGATACAGTCCGTCCTTCATTTCTTGGAAGCTATCTTTTCCCTCAGCTTCTTGGTCTCGGCGTCAATCTGCACGTCCCAGTAGAACTTGCTGATTAGTCCACGCTTGGAGCAAGTGGTGCAGTTGTCCGGAAGCTTGCCTTGGCAGCGTGGGCAAACGGTGTACGGCTTAGCCACCGACAGGCTCCCATAAACCCGCTCCAGGTCGGCTATGATGGTATTACTGACCTCAGCATAGAGCGGGTCGTGATGTTGAAGGGACTTCGCCAGTTGTGTTTTAACGCGGGAAATGGAGGTCATTAACTCTTGAACCTCTTGGCGCCGGTTCCAGAAGATTAAGGCCTTCTGGGGCACCTCAATGCCCATGTCGTCCACCACCTTTTCCACCAAAGTTGGCGTACCCCTTCGCACTGGCTGTGGCTCGCCATTTGCTTCAGGTTCGGAATTTCCGGACCTGGAGCCGTAGGACTTCCCGTCCTTGCCGGTTCTGGTTTTCTCCTCTGATACGATTCCTGTTTTCTCCAGTTCCTTCCTGACCTCCGCCACCGTCTTGTCGGTGACCCCAACGATTTCCGCAATGGCCGTGTTGGACTTCTTTGGGAAGGTCATGAGCACCGACCGGATGGCTGTCCGCTTGTCGGCGCTGGAGCGTCGCACTCCATGGGCCTGGTTGGCTCCGGCGGCAAAGAGCAGGCAGTCTTCATAGCTGCCCTGGAAAACATCAAACGCCCGCTCAGCCACACCCGCGTTCATCATGGCCAGCACCCGGTGCATCCCGTCAGCCACCAGGTAATGGCTGATACCTACCTTGCAGAGCGTGGCCTTGGGCATGGGCTTCTTGTTCTTGTAAACCTTGGAGTAATCCTCCACCGCCTCGGTGTGAATCTCACGCCGCACCTGGGGAGAGGATTTAACGTCTATGTCCCTAAGAGAGACTGTTTCAAGTAGCATTTTCATATTTCTTTTTGAATGGGTATCCGGGTTTTTCCGACACGAATGATTTGAGAGCAACCCTCACGGCTTTGACATGGCTGAAGAAGCGCTGGTCGAAAAGCTTCCGGAACGGCTCCCATTCATCCATGGGAACCGTGAGGGTGAATTGTATGAAGTCCTTCTTCTTTTTAGACATGACAGGATTGATACCAAACAGGAACCAATCCTGTCAAGTATTATTTCTTGCGCTTGAGCGAGGCGTCCTTCTGGCCTTTTAATACGTTCTCGCCAATGACTGCATCTATCTCGGCCTTGAGCGCCTTGCCCTTGGCCTTGGTGATATGCGCCAAGGCGTCCTTGAGCCGGCCACTGGATATGTCGATGCAGGCCAGGAACTGCTCCAGTGAACCTCCCTTCTGCGAGAAGGCATCAAAGATTTTCTGAGGGTTAATCAGGTCGTTGATGGCCGCTCCGGGTTTAAGTTCCCATCCCGGAATGGCATTGGGGTCGGCGGCCAGCAGGCGCTTCATCTCAGCCTTCATATCGTCCAGCCACTTCTGGGCAATGGACATGCGCTCGCAAAACTCCGCCCGCATTTGGGGGTCCCAGTCGGCCACCGCCCTTTCCTGGATGGCGACTACCAGTCTGGTGTCAACCACCACCATTTCACTAGCCCAGTTGCGGTATTCCTTGCAGTTGGCCGCCGCAGCGGCGCGGCAGTATTTGCACTGAAGCTCGCCGGGAATCCGATGGCTGCCCTCAGTGTTGCTGGCCTTGACCCTGAAGTACATCTCGTCCCTGGCCCGGACGATGTGCTCCTCGGAATAAAGGCATATTTCCGGTTCCCGGGTAACCATTGGCTGGTTTACCATCGTGCCGATTTCCTTGATGAGTGGCGTGTTAGCATAGTACAGGCAAACCTGGTCCCGAAGTTGTAGGTTCCGGGATGATTCGGGTATGTCTCCGAACAGGGTCTTGTACTCCACAATGAGCGCCTTGACTCCTTTGCGATAGATTAAGTCAGGCTGCCCGCTGTGCCGCAGTCCATCGGGCCATTGAACCCATAGCCTTTTCTCGCGCTCTGTTGTGGGCGGAGCATTGGCTATCTCCGGCCCGAAGAATTTCATCAGCGCCCTCCGGTCAATGTCATTGCAGGCATCATAGGTGTCAACTTGCTCCACTGACAGCCCGGTCGGGTCTTGTTTCTTCAGAGCCTCATGGATTTCCCTGCCGTGTTCCCTGGAGTCGGTCGCCCTTACGTCAGGCAATCCACGCTGCGCCAGGTGTCTGCCTGGGCACAGCGCGTCAGCCTGGGCACTGGACGCTGAAGTCCATTGACCACGGTCAGGTTCATTTGTTGGTGTCGTTGCCATAATTATTTTTGCGGTTTTACCCACATTATTTCTTGAGAGCCAACCTCTTGAACAGCGGTGTAGCCCTTGTCATAAACAATTCGATTATACCACGCCAAGGCCCAGACTAAGTTGATGAGAACAGCGGCTGTGATTAGCCAGAACATGGTCCAGAATGTGTTTTCGCATGTTTCAATTTTCATGGTATGTACTTCACTTTCATTTTGGCGGCTAAACGCCGGGCTCGCTGTTGGCACCTCCCTCTGCGAACCTGACGGTAGCCTTTGTTGTTGTGGTGACGGCGGATTTTCACATTATGACGCGACAACCGCCGCCTTTGCTTTAGCAACTTGAGACTGGCTGCCGGATATTCTCAATCTGCCAGTTGGGGCGATTGAGGCATCGCAGGGCCGCAAGGATTCCCTGATTTGCTTGGTGATTGATGGAAACAAGGAAACAATCCATTCCCGGCCCTGCGAAATATCGCTAAGCCGTTGAACATTCTTGTTCTTTGCGAAGTAGAACAAGCTGTTGGCCACAGCCCGGCAGACATAATCGTAGTCCGTGTTGGGGCGCATTTGGTCCAGGAATCTGACCAGCAATCTTGAACCAACCTTCAGGTCTTCCAGGGTGGAAATCTGATGGCAGAATTCAAGGGCGTGTGCCTGTTCTGCGTGATGGTACATGGCAACAAGGCCGTGTATTGGTCCCCGCTGCCGCCTCTTATCCAAGGCTCGCAGGGTGGCGATTAAATCCTTCTCGTACAGATTGAAAATAAGAAGGGCGTTGCTGGTGCCCATCTTTGTGGACCTTATGTTTGGTGATATTATAGTGGATATGGCCCTGCAAGCGGCTGCCATGTTGTTGGGATTGGCAATTCCGTGGCACAATGAGAATTGCTGGCCGACTGTTCGGGGACGGTTGCGGTCGATGGCGTCCATGGTGAACATTTCAAGTCCGTTTTTGAGCGCGCTAAGTGGAATGCCACGCGTGACGTTCATTTCAACTTCCCGGTTGGAGAATACAACCGCCCAGAGACGATGCTGTCCGTCAATCAGGCTTCCGTTTTCGTCAAACGCTATCCCTTGATGAGTTAACAGCCATCTTCCGTTTTTCATGTCGGTGGCGTAAGCCTGCACGGTTGACTCGGCTACTGACCGATTCCGAGGGTTCTTGGTATCCAACACTTCCATTGCGTATTTTGGTGTGATTTTCTCTACTTTTGTCTTCATGTGGTTTTGTGTTTTTGTTTGTTTTCTACTTCACCGACTTGATTCGCTCAACTATGTCGGCAAATTGTTCGCTCAGCATCTCGTAAACTTCCGGAGCCTTGTCCTCCAGCATTTCGATGGTCTGGTATTCTTCATCAATGGAACCGATTTCCAGCAGGAATCCGATGATGTCCTTCTGGGTTAATCCGGCCTCCTTGATTTTGGCAACCAGCGGCGGCTCGGCCTTGGGCTCCTCCTTTGCCTTTGCCTTCTTCTCTTGTGGCTTAACTGGCTCTACCACAACTTCTTTATCCTCCCTAACAGGGAGCTTGTCACTTGTAAATTCGGGGGTGGTAACCTCGGAATTTCCGGGACTGTCCACATAGGAAACCTCTCCGGTGTCAGCGTCAATAATGGCGCCCTCGTCCACCTTGAGCGCCTTTTGCATCTGGATTGATTTTGGCCCCCATAATTTGACCAGCATCTTAATGACGGTTTTCAAGCACGCCCGGTCGGGGTCGGTCCACCACACCGAGTCTCGCTTGCTGGCGTCCCTGATGCCGGCCTTGTAGGCTTTACTGTAGCGCTCGGCGTGAGCGAAGCACTTCTCCTTTGTCCAGTACAGCCCGCGCTCAAAGCCGTTGAGCAGTTTGAATTTGGCCGCATACCCGACCACTTCCTCGTCGGGATGATTGGAGTTTACTTCCAGTTCACCGGAAAGCTCGTCGTAGTGCTCCAGCTCGCCTTTGTGAACCACCTTCCATCCAAGATTCTTGTACTGGCCCGAGCGCATCGCCAGCTGGTTGAAGCCGATGTACCCGATTTGGAACTGGGCCTTTTCGCCGTAAGGCACGATGTGCGCCTCGCCCAGGTTGGGGTCGATGGAAAGGTCGAGCGCGGCGGCGGTCAGGGCCGCTCCGATGATTGAGTTGGGGTCGCACTTCTGCAACTGCCACGACTGGCCCACTATCTGCACCAAGGCCGCAGCAAATTGGGGCGCACGCGTTCCCATGATTTCCCGCAGCCGGGTCTTAACCTCGTCACGTTGAATGATGTCTTTGAGAGCTTTGGATTTTATCAGTTCTTGTCCCATGGTGTTTGTGTGATTGGAATGCCGGGGAGGTTCTGACTTGGAAGGCAGATGGAGCGGCGGACAGGACGGTTGACGCCGCCTCCCCGGCAAATGGTTTGCTTTTCATGCAGACTGTCATCTTCTCCAAATTGTCTTGTTTACAAGTTTGTTAAATTTCAGCCTTCCATGCAAGCTTAAACATCACCGTAGGCGGCTGCATTGTTGTCATCGGCGCTGCCTCCGTTGTTCTGGTTGCCGGCTGCCTCTTTCTCCTCTTTCAACTCCTTCTCCAATGATTTCTTAAGCCGCTCACTGGCGGCATCCAGCAGGTCGGATGGGAGCAGGTGGTAATTCTTACAGACCCGGCTCATGGCCAGATAGGTGGGTTCTTCCATGAATTCCTCCACTTCCAGCAGAACATCCTCCTCGCCCATAACCCCCATGGCCATCAGGGTTTCTTCAAGACTGTCCATGGCCTCCTTGATTCTTACGTTCAGCGGGTCCAGTGACACTCCTCCGGTATATCCCCTGCGATGCTTGGTTTCTTCCATTTGGTCCTTCTTGTATTCAGAGCCTCCGTACGGGCCGGCTTGCCAGGGTGCCCTTATCCAGACCCCGTTTTGCCTTTGAAACCGCTCCTGGCCAATCCATTTGTAGTCGCCGTCTTTTTCAGGCCACATACTTTCACCAAAGCCGGTCTGCCTGACCTCAATCAGGTTCTCCTTCCACTTGGCCGGGAACTCAACGTCGGAGGGCGCACACATCTGTTCCCTGGCCAGTTTGTCCGCTGCGTTGGTTTGCAGTAGGGCTTTAAGACTTACCGGCAGCCGGTCAATCAGATTTCCAATGTCCCAGAACATGCTCATGTCCGGCTCGTACAGGTCGCCCTGATGATACAGTCGGGCGTGGAGGGAGTGAGAGGCCTTGGTCATGTCTCCCACCGTGATGTGCAGGCCGCCCACATTCTTCTCGTCGGCTTCATCCACTGAACTCTGGAAGGCGCTCATGTCGCAGTGATGGTGAACGGTGCCCCAGGCAATCCACGCTTCGTGGTCGGTGAAAAGCTCCGCCCTTTGCTTTTGTGAGTCCTCGGTGTGAAGCTCCTTGGTGCTCATGCCGCACGAGGCCTGCTGGGGGAATGCCCACGCCTTCCAGGTCTTGTGCTTGGGACTGACAAACAACCGCACCTGGCTTTCGCCCTTGGTGGTGTCGTAACTCCACTTGAAGAAGGAGAGTATCTGATGCCAGACCAGTGGCGGGATTTTAGGCCCGTCATAGGTAAGCTCTCCCTTGGCTTCGGTGACTTTGTATTCAATGGTTGAGGTAAACAGCCCGTCACCTTTGGGGTTGCGTACCAGCTCTTTGGTTTCGGTTTTAAGTAGTTTCATTGTCTATTCTCCATCTCTCTATTCTCTGTTCCGTTGTAGTACTGCCAGTGCTTCGGGGTCATGATTTCTCAGGTAGTTTAACAGCCTATCCCTGAGAGCGTCGTGATTTATTTCGGTGGTGTTGTCCGTGGCATCTGTCGCGTTGTGGTTGTGGTAGTCGTAATCATCTTCATCAGGAAAAGTTTCAACTTCAATTTCATCTATGATAATACCCTCAAGCTCATTGACAGCCCTGCGAATACTCATCCCCTCATCAATCGCGCGCGATACGGCATTCCGAATCATGTCAGTGGTTACATGTGCCGTGGTTTCTCCGTGGCATCTGACCGAGTAGTTACACGTTCCATGCTCGGTCTCGCTTCTTTCTACGTCTATGTTAAAACCACGCCCATCGTCGTGTCGATTGACAGCCGGTGGCGGGGCAACGTCTATTTGCATAAGCTGCGCTGGGTTCACTGGGGTCTGTGGTGGCTCAATGTATTGTTCGTACACCAGCCTGGCCCTGGAAGGTTCCACCTCCTTTTCAATCCATTCCTTTATTTGCTCAAAGGTCTGGCACTCATTGGGGATGGGAACCGTCAGTCGACTCAGCGCGTGAGCCCTGGCGATTTCGTTGGCCGGGGCCAGCTCCAGAAGCTTGATGACGGTCTTGGGCAGGACTTGCTCAATCAAGCACTTCCTGCCATTGGCTGCCACGTCATCAAAGAGCCTGATTTCGAACAAGTCTCTATTCAGCACCATGGCCCTGACGTTCCTTATGTTAAAGGCGAACGCCTGCTCCGGATTGAGCGTTGTTAATTCCTCTATTTCGGAATTTTCACTGCTCCAGTAAGCGCCTTTTCTTAGCGAGAACACCAGGCACTTTCGGTTCCATGGAAGCTCACTGGCTCTGGCGCTTCCAGGTTGGATTCTGTCTATGATTTGTCTCATTTTGGTCCTTTCTCCATTGCTTCTCTTATTCGGAATGTTTCCAGCCGTGTCATGTTGCTGACGTATTTATACGGCAGGCTGGGTATTACTTCTTTGTCCAGGGTTTGCAGTTTAATACCCCAAACCACAAACAGATTTAAGGCCAGGGAAGCCGCGCTCAGGTTGGCGCTCACCAATTGGCGGTTCTGTCGCTGCGCCTCCCCGGTGCAACCAATCGCCCCATCGCGGGGGTCGTTGCTGGTGTCGGCCACCATTTCCGGGTAATAGACCCTGGGGTCCAGTGGCGTTTCCTTCCAGGCACGCCGGTAGCAGTAAGCCTCTGAAGAGGTTGTTTCGTTGGCGGCGAATATGGCGTTGACACCCTGCTCGTCCACGCTGTGGAGCACCGCCATGCGGGCCGGATTGTTGTCCACACAGCAGAATATCCAGTCGCCCATGTCATGCTCCATTGAACCCAGCGAGTACCAACCGCTCACGAACTCGCATTGGTATTTCTTGGCCAGGGCCTGGGCCTTGTTCTGGCCGATGTTGTCTTCGTCGAAGAGCTGCCGGTCGAGGTTCTTTTTCTCCAGCGTGTCCCCGTCAATCAGAACCACTTCCTGGGGGGAGCGCAGCAGGCAAAGGGCCGGCACCAGCCAGGAACCAACCCCGCCGCATCCAATCACAAAATGTTTTCTCATGTTTGGTCTCCTTAATATCCTTGTCTGACCATTGAGGTTAAGTTTTTGGAGATGGCCGGCGCTTTGGTGGCCTGGGTTATTTTGCCGCGACAGTGGTTTATTATGTCGTCGAACCGCCGCATCTGTTCCTCTTCCATCAACGACCTGACCGTTAGGTCGTTGACCAGCAGGTAGGCAATGATTTGATTTCTGATGTTTGTTTGATTCAAATTACCCGCAAGTAATGACTGGAAGTCTGACACAAGCTGGGCGGGCGATACGTTCGGCACTTTCGGAATGCTGGTTGCGGGGCATTCGTATATCAGGAAGGCCATTTTCCTGGCCGGCTCCATGGCTTCAATCCTGGCCTGCCTTTCCTCCGGGGGTTCGGTGGTGAAAAAGTGAATCAGGCAATCTCTGGAATATGAACGAAGGTTTTTGAACCGATGTTCATTCGCTTCCTGGTCGTTGATTTCTTTGTCGTGATAGTCGCCGTTTACCTTGAGGTATCTACCGCCGTAACTGACCAGCACGCGTTCATCTAGGAGGGTTGTTCCTTTGTCAAAGGCGTCACCCAATCTTATGATTTTTGTTATGGTTCTCATAGGAGGATGAATTTGGAGACGTTGGGGGATATTTTAACGCACGATTCCTGCCAGCTCCCGATTGATGGCTGTTGCACAAAGACCGACTTCTCCGCCTTGTACCGGAATAGCTTCCTGGTCTGTTCGGGCTGTCGGTCGAGGTCTCCCTGCCACTGGCCCTTTTCCAGCTGCTCCATCACCGCCCAAAGAGCGGCCTGGGTGGTTGCATGGGTCAGTCTCATTCCCCCGGCGCAAAGCCGGGCGTCATCGTGCAGGTTGCCCAACGGCATCTTGAACAAGCGGCTCTCCCCATCCATCGCAAACAGGAATTGGCAGCCTATGCTCGGCTTTGAGTTTTCCTGTGTCATCATCACCAGCATCAGCAGCCTCATGTCTGCGGGTGGATTCCACACCATGGGCAGCACCGGCTCGTTGGAAGCACTAAATCTGGGAAAAAGCACATCGTCCTGTACCATGAAGTTTGCTTTTAGCGGCAGGGTGTTTATTGGAATGGTGTAGTAGGCGTTGTCGCGGGTGATGCACAGATTGGCCACCCCCCATCCAGGAACCTCAAACACGCTCTTGAGCGTTCTGGTCACGGTGGAGCATAATTGGTTTACCACCAACTCCCCTATTTCAAGTGGATTCTCAGAGATTTGCCGTCGCACTACCCAGCCTTCCTCGGTCATTATAACTTCTGTCTTTTCAGTTGCGTTCATTTTTGTTTTTTTAGTTGTAAGTTAAAGGCGCCGGCCCCACGATTGGAACCGGCGCCATCAGTTTGCTCTTCCAGTGTTAGGCCATGACCAGTTCCCGAACCGCCTTTTGGTTGGCGGCGGTTTCCACGACCACCACTGCGCCTTCGGGAACAATGGCATTGTCCGGCTGGGAGACTCCTCCAATCAGCAGGTGCACATTGTCACCAAAGCCCAGGGCCGCCCGGATATTTTCATCCGTGCGAATCTGGCAGATGGTGGGAGCGCACTCGCGCTCACGAGTCACAGAATCAACACCGTACTTTACTGTGTATTTCATGTGTCTTCTCCATTTCACTGTATGTGTTGAGGGGCTGTTGCCCCATGTGTTTAACAGCGCAACACTTCGCTGTTTTTCGCGTTGGCCGGCCATGTGGTGACCACGCGGGTCTGGAGTCGAAAACGTCACAACTCCAGAGCCGAACGGTCTTTGGCTCAAAAGGAGCTGTGTTTACTGACCAATGGACTTCTTGGCCACCATAAGCTTGATGGCTGCTTCCAGGCAGAATTTGTCCAGGGGAAGGTTTTTGCTTCCATCAGCCACAAAGGCCTCGACTTCAATGCCCACTGCGTCCTCCGTGTCGCTTTTGTTTACCATGTCCATCAAGGCCTGGCACATCTCCACCGGGTATCTGCGCATCAGCGCGGCCAGCATGAACTGGGCGTCGGTGTCGCTGAGCCTGATGGTGAACTCGTCCTCCTGTCCGTCTTTAGCTATCGCGGTAATTGTCATTGGATGATATGTTTTACTTTGGCAACCAGCACGTAGGCCAGATAATCCGGGTACACACCCTTGGCCAGTAATTGGTTTTTGTGCGGGTCGCTGTTCAGGTACTTCTTTATCTCCGAAATAAGACGCGGCTCGTCATCCTTGTGCTGGTCGATGAGCGCGGTGATTTGGATTATCTCCTCCTCGCTCAACAAGCGAGGAGGAGATAATCCAAAT